ATACACAGAATACACTTACTTGGTAAACTGGTCAATGTGGGATATGAGTGTATACTGGGATGGCGGCAGTCTTAGTCCTGAATGGGATGATAGTTTAAAGACACCAGCAGGTATGTTGGCAAATAACCCATTAGGTTATGCATTGTTTAATACATACTTTGCTCCAGTGTTGAGCAAACCAAATTTTACCACAATAGAAAGTATCTTTGGCGAAAATGACACAGGAGCATCAGGATATGTTGCTGATGTTGGAGGCGCTAGCCTTACAGGAAACTTTACAGTAGGCAGTTCAGAAACACTAACACTTACTGTTACAGAAGATGCGGCAACTGAAGGAACTGAAACTTTTGCACTTGCACTAGATAATGGCGAAGCAAGTATTAATGTAACTATCAATGACACAAGTGTTGAACCTGTTGCAACTTATGCCCTATCTTCTAGTGCAGATACAGTCAATGAAGGTAGTACATTTACAATTACGCTTTCAACTTCTAATGTTGCAAATGGTACAAACGTTGCTTATACAATTACAGGCGTATCTAGTGCAGACATTAACAATGCAAGTTTAACCGGTGCGTTTAATATACAAAATAACACAAGTCAATTAGTACTTCAAACAACAGCAGATTTAACAACCGAAGGCAATGAAATTTTAAATCTTGCTCTTGACAACGATGAAGATAATGTAAGTGTTACTATTACAGATTCAAGTCAAGGATCAGGAAATAGTTACAGTGCGTCAGTTACTGCACCAAGTAGTGCTTATTACTCGATATCAAATGGTAATGATAGAAACGGTCCTGTATCAGGAAATAATGCTAGTTTTGCTGTAAATGATGGAGATATTATTACATTTAATGTCAACGTTAGCGGACATCCGTTTTATATTAAAACTACTCCAGGAACAGGTACTGGTAATCAAGCATCTGGCGTGTCCGGACAAGGTAACACCAGTGGTGCAATCATATTAAATACAACTGGATACACAGGACAGACTTTATACTATCAGTGCAGTTTACACAGTGGAATGTACGGAGCCATCACAATCACATAATATGGTAAATAGTATAAGATAATAGGAAAAAAGCATGGCAAGAACCAGAATAACAGATTTCGTTTTTACACCAGGTATTTCATACACAGGAAATAAATTCCCTAAGGCATGGGCATTATTTGATGCCAATATAGCATTTATGAAAGCAGAGGTGTCGGCTTATGTTGCCGCAAAAACACTAGAAGGTGCAGGTGACTGGGCAGGCTATACATATGATGCAGACAAATGTGCTAGAGATGTAGGCTATATAATCGACGGGTATCAAAACGATTTACGTTATGGCGGTAACGAAAAAACTGTTAGTGTAGTTACAAAATATTGGGACGGTGATACTCCGCAAGTTGATGGTTCAAGAACACCGGAAATTGAAACACATACTTTTTTACGTAATTTAATTCTGAATAATATTTTACTTAAAACAGTACAAAGTTCACCTTACCAACAAGCAACACCTCAGGTTACAACAGGAAATGATCCTGAAAGTGGTGCTGATACAAGATTACAAACACTTGCAAATATTACTATCGATGTTATTACAAGTGGTTTAGGTTCTATGCCGACAACAGAGTATAATGAATACTCTAGAATTAGAATACCACAAAGAATTTTGTTAGAAGATATTTTGTTAATTTCAAATGTTACAAGAGGCAAAGTATTATATAACTTTACTGACACAGCATTATTATCCGATGTTGAATATGTAAAATTTGATAGGGCCAATAGAGATTTTCAACAATTAGATTTTGAACACGATAGAGATTTTTACAATTATCTACAAAATAGTGATTATGTAACAACATTAAAATTATATGCTAATACTTCGACAGATCAATCAACTGATAATTTACAAATCTTTGTTGACAAAGGAGAAACAATAACAAGACCTTTTGATTTTGGTACTGACGCTATTGAAAGACAACGTATTGCTACACCACTTTCGATGCTTGACGCTGACTTTGAGTATGGCCTACAGCCTACTAAATGGCAAGCAATTGGTATGCTTCGTGGGTATCCTTCGATTTATGAAATTCCAGGAACTGACACAACAATATCTAATGTTACTTCAGACGTGTCAGCAGGTACAAACGGAGTTGGTCAATCATTAATTACAGTAACCACACTAGGACCACATGGATTCGATATTGGTACTCCTGTTACTATTAAAGGTTTAGAACCTAGCATAAAAGGCGCCCAAAGAGCAGAGGGCTCATTTATTATTACAGGGGTTCCTACTGAAAACACATTTACATATTACGCAAAATCAAAAGTTGGTGTAACAAATCCAGAGGTATTATACACTCCGTATGTACAAGTGAGACAAGGTGGGTTTTATACCGGTGCTAATATTTCAGAAGCACCAACATTTACAGTTACATCAAATGGTAGTTCAGGAAACTTTACCCTTGCATTAAGTACTCCAAGCGGTCAATCTAGATTGCCGTTTTACGGTACTGTACCAGAACTAGGTGCTCCGCTAGATGATTTAGGTGCGGCATTTATTCCTACAGGTGCACAGGTTACTGGTGTTGTAGGCGACGGTAGTAATCCAGTACTAACACTTGATGTTTCGGAAGATGCTCCTGCAGGGAGTAGCACTATTACAGTAGCAGATACAACAGGGTTGTTGCAGAACATGGCAATCGATGATGACGGTGATGCAAACTTTATTCAAACTATTGCCGGACAACAGATTACACTGCTAAATGGAACCAGTGCAGAACTATCTGGAGATAATGTTAATTACACAGGAGTTGAAGGTAACAATGTAAGTCCACAAGGTACAGGAGCAAGTTTTGATGTTACCCTTACTAATGGTACTTACAACGTTGTAGGTAATGCTCCTGGTAGCGGATATGAAATTGGCGATTATATTGTAATTGATGGTAGTTCAGTTGGCGGTCAAAGTGGTACACACGATATCGAAATACGTGTAACTGATAGTGATACTCCAGGACAAGTTATTACTTTTGTTTTTAGTGGAACAGGATTTGACGGTGTTGCACAGTATGAAAATTTAGGTGGTACTACACTAGGTGGTAATGGTACAGGTGCGGCATTTAACATTACAAAAAATGGTGTAAATTATACAGTTGAAATATTCAGTCCAAACGCTTCAACTGATTATAGAGTAGGCGACAGAATTAATGTTCGTGGTTCTTTACTAGGCGGCCTTGATAGTACACACGACTGTTTGATTACTGTAAACAGTGTAGATAGTTTTGGTAACATTTTAACTATTACAGCAAGTGGTAGCAGTACAGATGCAAACGTAAACTATACTGGCCTAACATACACAACAACAGGTTCAGGTACACTTGCAGGTATTGATGTATTAAAAGATGCAACAACATATACTGTTACATTACAAGACGGTGGTGTAAACTTTGCTACTACAGATACACTTACAATTAGCGGTGATCAACTAGGCGGTACAAGTCCTGCAAATGATTTAACACTAACTGTTACTGCTGTCGATGTAAACGGAACAATTACAGCGTTTACTGAGTCAGGTACTGGTTTAAACAGTCAAACTTATGAAAGCCAAAGTGGTGATAATTTAGTTGGTACTGGAGCAATTTTTAATATTGCAACTAGTGGAGGAAACTATACTGGAACAGTAGTTGACGGTGGTGAAGGTTATGCAACAGGTGATGAGATTGTAATTCTTGGTAGTGACCTAGGTGGTACTAGTCCAGATAACGATGCTACTATGACAGTCGCAGGTGCTGTTGATAGTATTGGTGGTATTATTAATGTTACTGGCAGTGGTAATGCTGTTTCAGGAAATGGAGAATTTACAGGCGTTGAAGGATTTAACGAATCTCCAAGCGGTAATGGAGCAAGTTTTGATGTTAACAGAAATCTCGGAGTGTATACAATTAACGCTGTTGCAACAGCAGGTACTGGATATAAAGTAGGAAATAGAATAGTGTTATCAGGACAAAACTTAGGTGGTCAAAGTCCTGCAAATGATTTAACTGTTACTGTCGACAGCGTAGATACAAATGGCGAAATTTTAACAACGTCAAATTCAGGATCAGCGGCACAGGGTAGCCAATTAACAGTGTATAGTACTGTAAGTATGAGTGAATCGACGACTGGATTATTGCCACAAGGCACAACAATCGATTTTGATGCACTTGCAACAATTAGTGTATCATTTGGTAGTCCACACGGATTAGTACCAGGGTCAACATTTATTGTTAGTGTTGCTTCTGACAACGGAACAAACAATCACTATCTAGCGGCAGGATCATTTATAGCAACATCTGTAAGTGCTTTAGATCAAATATCATATCAAGCATTATCGGTAGGTAATATTTCAACTGGTACAAACAATGATGAACCTATACAAGGTACAGTTTATCCAAGACCAGATGCATTCTTCTTGCATAGACCATTTGACGGTGGTGTACAATTAGGTACTGGTTCTCCTGTACATGGTGCACAAGCAATACGTCAAAGTAAAAAATATATTAGATACCAGTCAGGTAAAGGTATTATGTACACAACTGGTGCTTTATTTGCACCAAGTTATGACTTATTAAGTATTACAGCAGGCGGTACAGCAGTTGGTAGTGTTATTACAGTAACTACTGACGATGTAGATCATGGGTTACAAGTTGGTGCTGGCATTAGATTAAAAGGCATTGTAACACCAGGTTACGATGGAAATTATAATGTAGATAGTATTGTTGATGAACGTCAATTTACAATAAGAGCAAAATATATACTAGGTGATACTACTGCAACTCTTACAGATAACCCGCAAGTACAAACACGTACATGGCACGGGTCTGTGGTAAGAGCAGGTACATATGATGATCAAAATGGTATTTTCTTTGAATACAATGGTAAGCACTTGTATTGTGTACAACGTAGTGCAACTTTCCAACTTTCGGGAACATGTACAGCATACAGAGATCAAAACGAAATTACTGGTTCAAATACAAGATTCCAAGATCAATTAAGTGTAGGTGACAGAGTTGTTATACGTGGTATGACACACGTTGTTACTAAAGTTAATAACCAGTCAAGCATTAACGTTTCACCAGACTTTAGAGGTGTAACTAATATTTCAGGTGCTAAGATGGCCAAGGTTGTTGATAAAAAAGCACGTCAAGGACAGTGGAACAGAGATAACTGTGATGGAACAGGCAAATCAGGATACGATCTTGATGTAACATACATGCAGATGATCGGGATTCAATATTCATGGTATGGTGCTGGTTTTATTGATTACATGTTCAGAGGTAGTGATGGTAACTTTATCATGGCACACAGAATGCGTAACTCAAACATTAACACAGAAGCGTATATGCGTACTGGTAACCAACCTGTGCGTTATGAAGTTATTAATGAAAGTGCTATTGGTAAACTAAAATCAAATATTGGAGTTGCTGATGCATCAATTGAACTAGAAGATGCAAGTGATTTTCCAGATGATGGTGGTACAATTTACATTGACAACGAACTTGTTACGTATACTGGAATAACAGGAAATACTCTAACAGGCTGTACACGTGAAGCACCATTACAGCAGTTTGCTTCAGGTGCAACTAGAACATACACAGCAGGACCTACGGCGACACACGCGGCTAAAACCGGACTAGTACTTGTAAGTAATACTACAACACCAATTATCCAACACTGGGGTTCTTCGTTTATTACAGACGGCGGCTTTGACAGTGATAGAGGTTTCTTGTTTAGTTACGCGGCGACCGGTGTTGCATTTGGTACTACACCATTTACATCATTCCTAATTAGACTTGCACCAAGTGTTAGTAATGCACTTGTAGGTGATTTAGGTGAAAGAGAATTAATTAATAGAGCACAGTTGCTACTAGAAGGTTTGGAAATTACCACAGAACCTAATGCTAGTGGGCAAACAGGTAACATTGTTGTAACAGGAGTTTTAAACCCACAAAACTATCCTGCTAACCCAGACGATATTGGTTGGCAAGGATTAACAGGTGTTGCACAGGGTGGTCAGCCAAGTTTCGCACAGATTGCACCAGGTGGATCGGTTAACTGGAACTCAGGTGCGGTTACACTAACAAGGGCCGCAACTACACTTGCACCAATTACAGAAACGATTGTTGCTATTGATAGAGGATATAGAAGTAATAACGATTATTGGGATAATACTATTAGACAAGGTAGAAATTTATTCTTTGTTACAGAAGCCTTTTATCAAGCAAACACAGATTTATTTGAATTAGGTACAGAGGTTGGCGATGGAATAAACTTTTCATCAGGAACAACAATTACACAGGTTGGAAGTTGGACAACAGGTAGTGCTGGTTCAGGAACACTAAGACCAATTTATGTTTCAAGTAACGGTTTAAGAAACGTACCAATTGGTAATGTTAACTTAACATTTACAAAAACATTTAAAAATCCACCAACTTCAGAAATTTGGTTTACAAAAGCAAGTTGGGAATCAGCCGGTGCTACCCAAGGTACGTCAGTTGCATCAAGTGAAACTAGATTTCCTGCAAATACATCAGTATCAAGTGTATCATTAGAAAGTTATGGTTCAACAGAATACTATAAAGTACAGTTTTCTCAGAGTACTGATGCTAGTACACTTACCAAAGGCACAGATACAGTAACGTTTGACTTTACACAACCACCGTATGCACAGCCGGGTGAAACAATCTTTGGTTTTGTTGCTAGACCGGGAGAAAGATCAACGCTAGATTTATCATTCATTAAAGAATTAACCAATACCACACTAGGTGGAAGAGGTACATTCCCTAATGGTCCAGACGTGTTGGCACTGAACGTGTATAAAACATCCGGTACTGACGTTACAGGGGAAATTATTCTACGTTGGTCAGAGGCACAAGCATAATGGAAATCACAGCAGATCTAATTAGAGCAATGAACGAAACATCGTGGGTAGATGGTATTGGTACTATTGTTGTACTATTATTAGCCTATGCGGCTTATCGTTGGATTAAAAATAAGACTAAGTAGTTTTATCTTCTTCTTTTTGTGAATCACCAGGAATAATTCTATAATTATCTTCTACACTATCTGGTGTACTTACTTCTGTAAGACTAGAGTTGTCTTCTAGTGCTTCTAATTGGTGTGGCATTAGTGGAGGATTTCTCCAAACATCTCCAGGTCCTAATTCTTTTGTAAACATTACTGCTTTTGTTGTATCCACATAACGAAGTAAAAATTTACCATTGTTAATAAACCAAGTTTCATCTTTTTCTTTATGAAAATGCATTGAAAATTTTGCACCTTTCTTTTCAAAGAAAAGTATTTTCCCGCAGTATTTGTCATTAGTAGCAAAGATTAGTTCATATCCCCAACCTTTATCTACTTTTCCACTTAGTCTATTAGTAGGCATTAATGTATTCCTTAACTGTCATATAGTCTTCTATTTTACAATGTTTATTTAAATTTGTCAAGTCTGCACAAGTATATTCTTGATATTGTCCTTTTAATTTTTCTGGCATGGGAATAGTTTCAATAGTTGCCCCAAACTTACTGGCAATAGTATCAGCAACACTTTGGAAACTTGTAGTTGTTCCTGTACCAACATTAAATATTCCGCTAGTATCTTGTGAAAGCATTTTTTCGTGTACTCTACATACATCACTTACACAAATAAAATCTCTAACATAGTTGTCGCTGTTTTCAAAAACTTTTATCACTTTATCTTTTTTGGCTTGTTCAGTAAATTTGTGTACAGGACTTGCTTGGTCACCTTTGTGTTCTTCTTTTGGCCCATATACATTAAAGTACCTAAACGCTTGAATGTTCATGTTAAACTCTTTATTGTAGATACCTGCTTCAACTAAAAATCTGTCAATAAGATACTTGCTCCATGCATAAGGACTTTGTGGTAAACATTTACTATCTTCTTTGTATCCGTCTAAACCTGGACCATACACACTAGCAGAACTTGCTATTTGCATGTTAACACCAAACTTATCACATATTTGAATTAGATTCATTGTGAATTCGTAATTTTGTTTAAGCACTTTTTCCACATCTGTTTCTGTTGTAGAACTAATAGCACCTAGGTGTATTACCCAATCAAATTTTTCTGGATTAGGTAAAACGTCAGGTCCCTTCCAATCAAAGCCTTCAATACTATGTCCGCGGTCAACTAGATAAAATGCTAGATTTTGACCGATGAACCCAGCGTCTCCTGTCATTAATATATTCATGTAGCAAAGTCCACCATAAAACTTCTTCTAGGTTCTTTAGCAGGATATACTCCGTGCCATACGTCCCAGTTCATCAAAATTAATTTGCCTGGTTCAGGCTTAAATGTTCTATGAACATCATCATATATAGTATACATTAAACCGTTTAATGTTGTCAACTTGTCTTCTTCGGGTTGTGTATCAAAATATAAAATTGTAGCAACACTATCTTGGTTATGTCTATGTAATGTTTGATATCCAAAATCTCTATAATATACACCCCAGATGTTTAATATCTTTCCAAAATTCCAATTAGGTATAATACTTTGTATTGCTTTGTTGTAGTCTTCTTTTATTTTCCAATCAAACGCATTAGGTATACCTGGTTGTCCAATATCAAATCCTACAGTAGTACTATCTGTGTTGTAATTTTCTTTGTTCTTTTCTGACCATTCATTATAAATTTCCTCGTAGTCTTTCCAGTTAGGCAAATAGGCTTCGACAATCATTCTTTGATCCTTCCTATAATATCTGTTGTGCTATGACCTTGAATTGTAGGAAATATTTTTACTTCTGCTAATTCATGACCAACTGTTGTTTCTCTTGTATAGTCACCGCCTTTTACAATAATATCAGGTCTAATATTTTCTAAAATTTCTTGAGGCGTATCTTCTGCAAATACAACAACTTCATCTACCCACGGTAGCATTTCTAATTGACGTTTTCGTGTTACAAAATCATTTACAGGTCGTCCATCGCCCTTTAAACGCCTTACACTTTCGTCATCATTAATACCTACAATTAGTTTTTGTCCTAAATTTTTAGCATACTTTAGTAGTTCTAAATGTCCTGGGTGTAGTATATCAAACACACCATTTGTCCATACAACGCCTCTATACAAGTCTTCAAAACTTACAGGATGTACTCCTCTTTTTTCAACATTTCTAGCACTTGCATAACAGGCTAATTTACAACTATCTTGAATATTCATGTTTTTAATAACATGGCCGTATACTAACACTGCTAAAAAAGTATCTCCTGCACCAGTAACATCTGCAACTTCTCTAACATCTTCTTTAAAATGCCAGTGATCTTTTTTGTTTATAACATGCACACCGTTTGCACCATCAGTAACAACCAACCATTCCCAGTTAAATTGAACTAGATGTTGCTTTGCTTTTGCAATGTCAAACTCTCCAAACCAACTGTTATATTCAGACATATTAGGTTTTACTAAAAAACAATCTTTGTACATTTGTGGCATTTGTTTTGGATCTACAAACACTTTTACATCTTTTAAACTGTTCATTAGTTCTAGATCAATAACACCTTTATTGTAATCACTTACTACAACTACATCATTATTATTAACATTAAGTGATTTCTTTGTGTCACCTTGATAGTGTGTTTCTCTATCCCAACGTAGGATATGTTGACCACCTTGACCTACAAGCCTAGTTTTTGTTGTTGTTAATTCATTATCAAATGAAACATTACTGGTCAGTGTATTACAGTCTTTTAGTAATTCAATGACTTTATAACCTTCTTTGTCACTACCTACTGCACCATGTAAACTAACGTCTACGCTTAAATTTGCAAGGTTTAAAGCAAGATTTCCTGCACCACCTACACTGTATTCTTGTGATTGTTCTTTTAGTACAGGTACGGGTGCTTCTGGACTCATTCTATCTGCTGAGCCGAGAATCCAACGATCAAGCATTATATCGCCAATTACTTTAATCATAAACTTTTTACTATTTCTACTATTGTGTCAATCTTGGTTTGATTTACTTTATTTTGAAGGGTATTACGTAATCCAACGTGCAACGGTTTTGGATAATCTTTTGCGTTTGTCCAAGCATAACCGCTATGTTCTTCATTTAGTACAGGAATAAACTCTTTTTCAACAATTACAACATACGTATGAAAAAAGAATTTTTGATCTTTGGATGTGAATAATTCTAATGGAATAATTTTTTCAAATTTTGGAGTTTCACCAATTTCTTCTTTGATTTCACGTTCGAGTGCTTTCCAAGGTGTTTCACCTTCTTCACTCATACCACCAACTAGGCCCCATTGGCCTGCTGTTTTATGTTTTGTTCTTTGTAGAAATAAAAATTTGCCGGTGCTTTTTGCAAAAAATAATGCACCACTACAAATTATGTCTTTTACAGGACTAGTCTCCATTCATCTGCCTCGTATTCACCTTCAAAACTTTTCAGCCAAGATCCGTTCTCCCACTTGTACTGAATTCCAGTATATGTATTAGTTATGTACACTGGGTCTGGTGATGAAGCAGAATCGGCTCCGTCGTTTGAGCCACTTGCATCTAGTGTTTTTTCCCAACTATTACCGTTCCAAGTAATAATATCGTTTTGGTTTGCTTTGAATATTGAACCATCTCCGTTTTGCCAAGCATTAGCATTAGCATCAGAACTGTCGCCTTTTACATTTGGATTTATATCATTAAGTATCAAATACCTTGTTCCTGCTGTTATTGTGGTATAATCAGGTGCAAAAGTTGTAGGATCAATAATAGCATCTACGGTTCCTCTACTGTTTACACTGTCTACAAGTGTTGTATTTGCAGGTACAGTATCACTATCAATAGACAATACCATTTGTGTATCGTCTGTTGGATTCAGACTAACTGTTGCTACAACTTCATTGCCGTCACTTTTTGTAAGTCTAATAGTGCTTGTTCCAGCAGTAAACTTACCAGGATATTGATCTAGTAATTTAAACCAACTTATCGGATCTCCGGTTGTAGTAAACGTTCCAGTTTTACTTTCATCTACACCTTCATGTGCATGTAACAAACGTGCTGTGTTATTTAGAACTAGTAATTTATAATCGCCTGGTGACTTAACAACTGTTGCTGTTGGTATAGTTGCATCAATAATTCCGTCACTGATACTTCCGCTTTCATCGAAAATATTCATAATAATTTTTTCAATAACACCAAGTTTTTTAACTTTAGCCGGAGGTGTAATCCATATAGGCATTGTAAATTCCATTTCGCCTATGTCAATTTCTGTTTCAGTTCCTTGCGGAATACTTCTAGTTGAATAGTTTACACTTGCTAGTTCAATTAAACTAAGTGAAGTCCAGTCAACATAGTTGTTTGTTGTTTGTATTTCTAGTGCAGGATTATATAGAACAAGTATTTGTTCCATAATTTGTAATTTTTGATCTGTATTAGTTGACCAAATATCTGCTTTCATTCTTAGTGTAAATGGTACAGGCATTAAACGCTCTACAGTGTTACCGACGCCTTGCAAGTCTTTATAAGTTCCTGTTGCATCATCATATTCTCTATGTCTAATATGAACTTTATCAACGTGTGTTGGACTTTGTACACGTTCTCTTGCATACTCTAACCCTGTAATATAACAAGCAATACGAGGTGCACTAATAACTTTGTTTTCTGAATTATCTCTTATAATGTGTGCTACTTGACGTGTTAAGTTTCCGTAACTAGTAGGCACTTTTCTTAAAGTACCAGCATTGTCTTTGTAACTAAAGTTACTAAATGCACGAATGAATTGTGTAACAAATCTTCTAATTTGTCCGTCGTAAAAATGTTCCATTAAGCGTCTGCCTCAGGTTTCAATGCAGTTGATAAAGGCTGTTTCTCTGGCTGAGTGTTGCCTTTTCTATTTGTATATGTTTCTGTATTGTTTGTAAATTCATTAACAACACTATTTTGTACAGTGTTAGTAAGACTCATTCTTGCACCGTCATCAACTTTAATCCAATGATTGCCATCATATCTAAACAGTCTATTAGGATAATAGTCAGTTCTTAAATGATATGCACCTTTATCAGGACTGCTAGGATAAGAAGTACCAAATGTATATGGTGAACCATTCGCTGGTAATCCGTCCCCGCCACCATATGCAATATAATAGTTTCCACTTGGTGTTTGTAGAGTTGGAGTGTTTGAACCGTCATCGACAATATTAACATCACCTGCATCATCAGTAGGTACAACAAAATATTGGTTTGTATCATATCCTGTTTTTGGTGCATCGGCCTCTGCTTGTGCAATTACTTGTTCATTAATTTGCATTTCTTTTTCATATGTAGAAAGCACATCACGTAAGTTCTTGCCTTCTTCACCTGACTCTTTATCAAAAATATCTTTAAATTCTTGGCTGTCCATAATTGGTTTGCATTTTGCTCTTAACAAGTGTGGATACCAAGTTTGTGAAAAGCCTTCGCTAGGACGACTTATATCTTCAATTACATAAAATCGTTTTAGTGATACTTGGAAATCATTTAGTGCATAGTCATCTGCCAAGTGCGGTAGTTCTAATACATCGCCACTCATAAGTTTTCTACCAATCGACTCGACACTTCTGTTTAGATGGAATGTAATAAACACGGTATCGTTTTGTAAAAACATTCCAAACTGTGATAAGTCAAAATCTAAATCTTGTACATTGTAAATACCACGCAATGTATAAACATCGTCTGAATATTTTCTATCACGATTTTCTAAAAATAATAAATCCTGTATTTTAGTCTCAGGAATATCACTTACTCCTTTGGGTTGAGTTGGCGTTCCTACACCTGGCTCAACAGGACCCTCATATTTGTGAACAAATATGTCTGTTCCACCGATTTGAAATGCTTCATATACAGTCTTGTCTATAAAGCGATAATCAGCGGATTTCTCCGGTTTGTATAAACTTAATCTGGGCATAACAAATGTATTTATTGGAATGACGATCGAATAAATAATAGCATGAGCACACAATTAGATACCGCAAAAACAAAACTGTTTAATTACGTCAAGAAGTTGCTAGGTGACGGTATGATTGACGTTGAACTAGATGTTGATCACTACGAAGTAGCACTAGAGAAAGCACTTGGCAAATATAGACAAAGAGCAGAAAATGCTGTAGAAGAATCTTACGCATTTTTAGAATTAAAAGAAGACACTAACGATTACATACTTCCAAATGAAATACAAAGTGTCAAAGAAGTGTTTCGCAGAAGTATTGGGTCAAGAAGCGGTGGTGGTCAAGGTGGTACAATATTTGAACCATTCAACCTTGCATACACAAACACCTATCTATTAAGTTCTACGCAAATGGGCGGGTTGGCAACTTATATGGCCTTTGCTGGATATCAAGAACTTGTAGGTAAAATGTTTGGCTCTTTTATTAACTTTAAATTTGATCCAGTTAATCACAAACTAACAATAATGCAAAGACCTAGAGGCGATGAAGAAGTTATGTTAGCGGTGTACAATCAACGACCAGACTTTATTTTACTAAGTGATCCTTATGCAGGACAATGGTTAAAAGATTATACACTTGCAACGTGCAAATACATGATTGGTGAAGCACGTGGCAAATTTGCTACAATTTCAACACCGCAAGGAGGTACTTCATTAAACGGAGACGCACTCAAAGCGGATGCACAATCGGATATTGAGAAGTTAGAACAAGATTTGGCAAACTATGTTGACGGTTCTACTCCATTATCGTTTGTTATTGGATAAAAACACTTGACTTTTTTATTCACCTAGTATATAATAAACTTTTACATGGGATATATAAACTTACTATGATTGTTGGTTTCGTTGGCCTGATTGGCTCTGGAAAAGATACCTGTGCTGACACCCTTGTTAGCGAAGGTGGGTATAAACGTGTTAGTTTTGCCACTACACTTAAAGATGCTGTTTCTGCTGTATTTGGTTGGGACCGAGAAGCACTAGAAGGAAACACAGAAGAATCACGTGCATGGCGTGAAGAAGTAGATGAATGGTGGGCAGAAAAACTAGAAATGCCAAAACTTACTCCACGTTGGATATTGCAATATTGGGGTACAGATGTTCTACGTAAAGGTTTTCATGACGATATATGGATTGCTAGTTTAGAAAGCAAACTGCTACAAATGAAGCAAGATGCTGTTATTAGCGATGTACGTTTCCCTAACGAAATTAAAATGATCAAAAGACTGCGTGGTAAAGTATACCGTATCAAACGTGGGCCTAATCCTATATGGTTCGATGATGCTATTAAACAAAACGAACATAATAAAGAAGCACTAGTTACTAAGAATATGATACTTACTGATAAGATGAAAGAGCAACACCCAGATGTGCATATTAGTGAATATGCTTGGGTAGGTGAAAAAGTTGACGGTGTTATTGAGAATGATGGGACTTTAGAAGATCTAGGTAACGCTGTTAGAAGTCAGGTGTTAGGTCTCCCTGCTTCCAAGTAACACCTGTTTTTTGCATAATTCTTTGACAGTTAGCACAAATAGTTTTTAAGTTGCTATGCTTACAATTAGTTAAGTTTCCGTCTATATGATACACATTGAACTGTTCAGTGTGTTTGCTTGAATATCCACACTTATCACACTTGTCTTTTTGACGATATCCTGCTTTATGCCAAAACGGTATTCCGGGTGATCTGCCACTAGCACAACGATCACATTTACTTCTATAGTATGGTGTTTTGCCCTTGTAATAGTTAATAGCAACTGGGCGTTTCTTGCATTGCTTACATAAAGACCTAGTCATAACTGTATTTATCACGCCCTTTTCAACCCCTTTTCATACGTATATTAAGTAGCATTTTTCCTAGATCTGTATAAATACTTTTAGAAATACTAAAACCATACAAGGAGTATATAACATGGCACTATCATCACCCGGAGTTGAAGTTAGCGTAATCGATGAAAGTTTCTATACCCCAGCCGCTGGTGCTACAACACCTTTAATTGTTGTTGCTACTGCTGAAAGCAAACCATCAGGCACAGGGACAGGAACTGCGGCAGGTACACTAGCATCAAACAAAAATAAAGTTTACTTAATTACCAGTCAGAGAGAGTTAACAGAAACCTTTGGTAATCCAACTTTCTATACAGACACTTCTAATAACCCACTACATGGTAACGAATTAAATGAGTATGGTTTACAGGCGGCTTATTCATACCTAGGCGTGGCTAACAGAGCGTATGTTGTAAGAGCGAATGTAGACTTAGGAAAATTACAAGGATCAAACGATGCACCAGCAGGTGCTCCAGCAGACGGAACTTATTGGTTCGACACTGACGATTCTTTATATGGATTATTCCAATGGAATGGTTCTACACAAACATTTACAAATAAAACACCAACTGTTATTGGTGCATCATCAGATCTTACAGGAGTAAGTGGTGCAACATACACAGGTGTTAAAGGAAGCGTTGGCGCAAAAGGCGACTATGCTGTTGTTACTTGGAATACAGAAAACAAAGTTTGGTACAAAAATGAAGATAACATTTGGGTACAAGTTGGTTCATATGACGAGTCAGCATTTGATGCGGTAGGATTTGCTACATCAACTACTTGGAACTCAACTACTTGGAAAACAAGTTGGCCAACAATTACTGCTACACTAACACCAAGTGCATTAGGAAGCACAAACGTTATTATTAACAATACACAGGTTAACAATGCAGGTTCAACACCAGCAACATTTGTACAAGCAATTAACGATGCGGCTATTCCAGGTGTTGGTGCTAAACTTGATGCTAATGATAGAGTTAAAATCTACTCAGACGGAACTTCAAGCACAGATGGTACAACTACTGACGGTGCTATTTTAATTGAAGAAGGTTCAGGACAAATTTTAACTGACTTAGGTATTACAGCAGGATATTTCCATTCACCAGAACTACAAATTTCAGCACACAGTTCAGTTCCATTATGGAGAGCAACTGACAGGGTTGAAGTTGGTGGAACAGGTTACAGTGGATTAAGACCTACTGGTTCTGTTTACATGAAAACTACTACACCTAATTTAGGTGCAAGTTTAAAAGTTAAATTATACAGCACAGGTACAGGCTTATGGTCAACTGTTGCAACACCAATTTACAACAGTGCGGCAGAAGCAATTAAAGCACTTGATTCCGAGGGTGGAAAAAATATTCCAACTGGAACATTATTTGCTTTAGCAAACACAACTGAAGACTCAAAACAAATTGCAGACTTCAAATTGCACAGAAGACTAATTCCAAGTCCTACAAGTGCAACTGGTAGTGTTGCTAACCCAACTATTAGTGCTGGTACAAAAACATTTACAATCGCTGAAACAACAGCAGGTGCAACAGCATTTACAAGTGCAAGTGTAAGTTTCACAGGCACTGATGCAGATGCACTAGTTGAAGCAATCAGTGACGCAGGATTAACAAACGTGGTTGCAGAAGTTACTGCAAACGGAAATGTTAAAATTAGTCACACAGTTGGCGGCGAAATTAGATTAACAGACGGAAATGGTACTCCGTTAGCAACAGCAGGCTTTACAAGTTCAGTTGACAACGTTTATGACGCTGGTAGCCAAGCAAGTGAAGACCTAGTTATTTCTAACTGGAAGCCATTAAGTTATGAAGCAAAAGCAGGTGCACCTACAAGTGATCCAGAAAATGGAACACTATGGTATAATACTACACTTGATGAAGTAGATATTATGGTACACGATGGTACTACATGGAGAGGCTATAACAAAGTATATAGTGATGCTGATCCTAAAGGCCCTATTGTTTCAGCAACTGAGCCTACACAACAGTCAGACGGAACTTCACTAGTAAATGGTGATCTTTGGATTGACTCAGGCAACACTGAAACTTATGGACAAAAGATTTACAAATACGATGGCTTAAATCTAGAATGGGCGGCTGTTGATGTAGCAGACCAAACTTCAGAAGATGGTATCTTATTTGCTGATGCACGTTATGGTGAAACAGGTGTAACTGGTGATACTAAAGCAGACATTGAAGATATGCTTGTAAGTGATTACTTAGATCCAGACGCTCCAGATCCAGCATTATATCCAAGAGGTATGTTGCTATGGAACACTAGACGTTCAGGAAACAATGTTAAAATCTTTAGAACTACACACATTGATATTAACGAAAACTCAGGTAGGAATAAGAGATTCCAAGGTACTGGCGCTGTTTACGATGGCGGATCAGACGAGGCAATGGCTTCTTACAAAGTTAATAGATGGGTTGGTTGGAATACAACTGCTGAAGATGGTTCAGGATTGTTTGGTCGTAAAGCACAACGTAAAACAGTTGTTGCGGCACTAAAATCACAAATTGATACCAACGACGATCTAAGAGATGAAGAAACAAGAGCATACACATTGTTAGCGGCTCCTGGTTATCCAGAACTAACAAGCAACCTTGTAAATCTAAACATTGACAGAGGAATTACTGGCTTTGTTGTAGCAGATACTCCATTTAGATTATCAGCAAGTGCAACTACGTTACAAAATTATGGTAACAACACAGGTAATGCACTAGCAGATGGTGAAGATGGATTTGTAACATATGATGAGTATATGGCAACATTTTATCCATCAGGATTTACAACAGACTTAACTGGTAACAACATTGTTGTTCCACCAAGTCACATGATGCTTAAAACTATTGCACTGAGCGATCAGGTATCGTTCCCATGGTTTGCACCAGCAGGTACAAGACGTGGTGGTATTAGCAACGCTTCAAGTGTTGGTTATATTAATGATGAAGGTGAATTTACACCAGTATCATTAAACGACGGTACAAGAGATACAATGCAAGGTGCTAAGATTAACCCAATCACATTCATTACTGGAAGTGGATTGGTTAACTTTGGACAAGTTACAAGAGCAAGAAACGCAAGTGCATTAGATAGAATTAACGTAGCACGTTTAACAGCGTACCTAAGACGTCAATTAAATCTACTTGCTAAACCGTTCTTGTTTGAACCAAACGATAAGATTACACGTGATGAGATCAAACAAGCGGCAGAAAGTTTATTGCTTGAATTAGTAGGTCAAAGAGCACTATACGACTTCCTAGTTGTATGTGATGAAACTAACAACACACCAAGCAGAATTGATAGAAATGAACTTTACTTAGACATTGCTATTGAACCTGTCAAGGCTGTTGAATTTATCTACATACCATTACGCTTAAAGAACACAGGCGAAATAGCAACTTTGGGGGCTCAATAATGAAGATAAATAAAACTGTAAAAGGAGCAAGATAATGGCAATTTCAAGTTTAAGTAGATTTACAGTTCCATTAGCAAGTGACCAGTCAGCATCCACCCAAGGTTTGTTGATGCCAAAACTAAAGTATCGCTTTAGAGTATCACTTGAAAATTTTGGTGCTGGAAGTCCGAGTGTAGAATTAACAAAGCAGGTTATTGATGTAACAAGACCTAATGTAAACTTTGAATCTGTAGCAATTGATGTCTACAACTCAAAAGTTTACTATGCAGGTAAACATACATGGCAACCAATCACAATCACTCTAAGAGATGATGTGAACAACTCAGTTAACAAACTGTGCGGTGAGCAACTTCAGAAGCAATTTGACTTCTTCGAACAGTCAAGTGCGGCATCTGGTGTTGATTACAAGTTCAAAGGTAGAATCGAAATACTTGATGGTGGTAATGGCGCTAATGCTCCTAGCGTACTTGAAACTTTCGAGTTAGTAGGTTGCTTTGTTCAAGATATTAACTACAACCAGTTATCATACAGTGATTCAAATCCAGTTGATATTCAACTACAAATCCAATATGATAATGCTATTCAAACTAATGGTGCAGGTCAACCAAGCGGCTTAGGCGGCGCAATTGGCAGAACAATTAGAACGTTAGCAACAGGTTAATAAAAACTTTTAAAATTTAAGGTCGGAGACGTAAAAATCTCCGGCCTTTTTTTACGACTAAATAATAGTATGGCAAAGTTAACAAAGTTTTTAGGAAACGTATTCAACGGTATATTCGGAAGTGAAGGCGACATGCGTGATTATCAACACGCGGCTCGTTTGTTTACTGATGACTACATGCGTCTTGCACCTAAGGTTGGATTTTTATATCATGTAACATTTAATATTAATAATATTGCGTTACGATCACCAGATGCTAGTTTTAACAGAGCAAGTCCACAAATTGAATGCGGTATGCTAGTTAAGGATGTGAAATTACCTGGAATACAAGTACAAACAGATACAAAAAATCAATACGGTAAAAAAACAAATTACCAAACAGCAGTAACATACGCACCTGTTACAATTAATTTTCATGATGACAATGACGGACTAACCAATGCGTTCTGGCAACAATATTTTAAAGCAAACTACAACGATAGTTTATATTGGCAGGAACTTTATAAGCAAACACCTTATCAAGGATCAGAGCAATATGTTAAGTTTGGTTTAAACAGTGATAGAAATAAAAACTTCTTTCAAAATGAAGGTGTTAGCATATATCAATTAGCACGTCATAGATTTTTTGAATTTACACTAATTAATCCTATGATACAAAGTTGGGATCCGCCAAACATGACTGCTGGTAGTTCACAACCTGTAGAGAATCAAATGACTGTTATCTATGAAGGTGTAAAATATGCAACAGGCAGGATTACTACTGATAATCCTACAGGATTTGCAACACTGCACTACGATAGAACTCCTTCACCGTTAAGTGTAATGGGAGGAGGAACAGCAGGATTTTTTGGAGCAAATGGTGTACTTGCAGGAGGCTTAGATGTATTCGGAGATGTTGCAAGTGGTGATGCTTTTGCAAATCCATTTGCATTTATTGGTACTGCAATTAAAGCCAAGAACACAATTGATAATGCAAAACAGTTAACTAAAGAAGGTGTACGTAACGAAATCCAAGGCATTACAGAAAAAAGTTTAATAAGAACTGCTAGACAAACAATTGATCAAAAAGGTGCTGACAAGTTTGATGCGGCAAAACGTACTAAAGCAGAATCCGGCAATCCATCCGGAACTGCATCTGGTCAATTAGAAAACAATCAACAAGGTGCCGGGAATAATGATACTACAAATCAAGAAACCGTTGGAAGATAAAAAATGAGTACTAATGTATACACAACAGTAGGTGAATCAGCAAATAATAGTGCAGATAAAACACTAGATTTTTTTAATAGTTTTAATAAGCAAGAAATAAATTTAAAGTCTAGTGATGTAACTGCGTTTGTTGATCTATTAACAAGAAAAGGTATGGCGCCTGAAACTGCAAAACAATCAACTAATATTATTTTAAAGCAGTGTAACATTGATGAAATTGATCCGATGACAATTTATGAGGAACTTAGACAAACTTCAAACATGCAATTAACAGATACACTTGGAGAAATTTTAAATATCAATAGGCCAAAGTCAAGCACGTTAGGAACTGCAAAAGAAAAAGTTGACAACAGTGCTAAAAGAAATATCATCGATGGGGCATAAACATGGCTATGAAATTTGCCCAAGGCAGATACGATCTTAAAAATCCAGACAAATATATAGGAACAAAAACACCTATGTATAGAAGCAGTTGGGAATGGCACTTTATGAAATTGTGTGACGAACATCCTGCTATTGCTAAATGGGCCAGTGAGTCAATTAAAATTCCTTATAGAGATCCGCTTACAGGAAAATATACAATTTATGTTCCAGACTTTTTTATTGTGTACAGTAATAAAAAAGGAAAAACAAAAGCAGAAATAATTGAAATTAAACCTCAGAATCAAACTGTAAGAGAAAATGTTGGTAAGAATACATACAATCAAGCACAGTTTATAAAAAACAAAGCAAAATGGGAAGCGGCAAATGCTTATGCTAAACAGCATGGTATATTTTTTAGGATTGTAACAGAAAAAGATTTGTTCCATCAAGGGAAAAGATAAGTACTATTATGACGAAGAAATTAGAAGAATTACTTGATCTCCCAGAAGTTAAAGAAACTATGGAACAAGTAGAAGAACCAAAACAAGAAGTAGTTGATACTCCAAAACAAGCCAAGCAGATGGAAAGAAGCATTGCAGAGTTTGATAAAATATCAGCGGCGTTGCCTATGGTAAAAGGACTTGGAGAATTAGCAGATAAAGAATTAGACGAACTTGCAGATAAAGCAAAAGCAACGTACGAAGATCTAATGGATTTGGGTATGAACGTAGAAAGCCGTTATGCAGGCCGTGTTTTTGAAGTTGCTGTAGGCAGTCTTAAAAATGCTATTGATGCTAAGAGTGCTAAACTTGATAAGAAGTTAAAAATGGTTGAATTGCAACTTAAAAAGCAACAAATAGACCAAAGAGCAGGTGATACTGCAAATACAGTGGATAGTGAGGGTGTAATCATCGATCGCAACTCACTCATTCAAGAGATTTTAAACAAGAAAGAAGATAAATAACTATACATATTAGGAGTAACCATGGATTTTAAAAAGTATCTAGCAGAAGCGAATAAACAATACGATTTTGTCATTAAAGTAGCGGGCGAACTACCTGAAGGCTTTGAAGATAAGATGGAAACTGCTTTGAAAAAATATGAAATTGCAAATCTTACAGCAGGTAAGAAAACTCCTATTCAGAGTGTACCATTAGACTTTCCACAAATGACTCATACAGAAGTAACTGTGTTTGAAACTACTCTAAATTATCCAACTACACAGGATCAATTAAGACACTACATTGCAAACTTTACAAACGTAAGCGTAGAAAATATTAGAGTGCGTAGACCGGGTGAGCCATATGAAGAATATCAAAAAGAGTCAGATGATACTACATATGAATCAAAATTAATGGACGGTGAATACAAATATGATGGTCCAGATGTTAACAAAGACGACTTAGTTGTTACAGAAAAAGGTAAAGAAACATTTTTGCAAAGTCTTGCTAAAGAAGCAAAAGACAGACAAGCAGGGGAATAATTATGGCTACACGTGAAATGATTGATGTAATGAAAAAATTAAAAGACTTAGGTTATTACGATCAAGTCGATGAAGGTAAAAAAGCAAAACCTGATTACATTGACATTGACGGTGACGGCAACAAAAAAGAGCCAATGAAGAAAGCCGTGAAAGATAAAGAAAAGAAAAAGACTAACGAAGCCAAAGCATGTAATTGCAATGAAGATTGTGCATGTGGCGGTAACTGTGGTCCTAATTGTAATTGTGGACCAGACTGCGGTAAGTCAGTTAAAGAATCTGTAAACGAAGCAATTACTATTACTGCTGACTCACCAGATGATTTACCTGCACTACAAAGAATTATGAAACTTGCTGGTATGGAACCAGTAGGTCAAGACATGATGCCACAAGGCGACACACCAGACATGACTATGAAAGGTGATGACAATATTAATGGCAACTGTGGTTGTGAAGACGAAGCCGAAGGTTATGCAAATGAGCCTGATGCACATTACAGCACAACAAATGACATCACAAGACTAGCAGGCTTAAATGGTTTAAATGGTTCTAAGAATCCTAAAGACCTAAGAGTAAAAGATCCTGCATACCATGAAGACGAGCAAACCGAAGAAGGTTATGCTAATTCAATAGGCAAAGAAAAAGAAGAAGAAACATATCCCGTAGACAGTTTAGAAAAACAATACGGTAAAACAGAAATCAAAAAACTACCTCGTAAGTTTTCTATGCGAGGCGATAATCCACTCGAAGATATCGAAGAGGCACTACGCCAAGACTACATTACATTTGTTAACGAAAGTGCAGATGTAAAAAAAAAGACTAACCACTCACAAATAAACGAAGGCTTTTTCATCCCAGCATTCATATGGGCACTTAGAATTGGTTCTGCGGCCGCATCCATATATGGAACTTATGGCATGATTAAAAAATTAATAAGAATTTATGAAGATGGAAACGGTGATTGGTCTGTTTATATCCAAGCACTTCCTTTTACAGAAGAAACTTCGTCAGCAGAGTGTGGAGCATATTACAATGAACATGGTTATGCGAAAGCAGGATGGTGTAACCTAACTAGTGACGAAGGTGACGGGCCTGATCAGGCCGCGGCGGCAATGATTACAAATTTATATATAGATATTGGCCTTATGTTTGGCGGCGCTGGCCTTTTCAAACTATCAGGAATGATGATTAAAAAAATAAAAGCCAACAAGCAAGCCGCTAATGAATTAGCCGAAACAGGTAAAAAACTTGTTGAAGAACTTAGTAAACAAAACAAAGTACCGGTAATTCAAAATATTGACGAAGTTAAAAAAGTGAATGCAAGTGTATTAAAAGGTATAGCCGCTATTAAAAATGCAGATCTTGCAATTGATGTCCAAGGCGGAATGAGAGTTATAACAAACTTAAAAACTGGTGAAAAAATATTCCTAGATCCAAGCAATGCTAAAGTAGCAAATTTACTTAAACGTTTACAAAAATTCGACGGGGACACTGATATTACTGCGGCATTTAATACACTTAAAAAATATTCAGATCCAAATGTAACTTCTGGCGGTATTATTAAATCGACAAAATAAATGCGTATACACGAACTAACAGAACGTAAACTTTCTAAGAAAGAAGAAAAGACCAAGGAAAAATACGTTAAAGGTATGAAGAAAGCAAAGAGTGATTTTAAAGATCGCTATGGCAAAGATGCAGAAGCAGTAATGTACGCTACTGCAACTAAGATGGCTAAGAAAAAAGCCTAACCACTCAAAACTCCACTAAATATTAGTATGGCACAACAAGGAAAAAGTCTTGACGGTGTACTAGTTAAAAAAGCACACTCAAAGACTAGATACACAAAAGAACAAATTGAAGAACTTACGGCCTGTATGGATCCTACTACAGGTGCTAAATTCTTTATGGATAATTTCTTTTATATTCAACATCCTACTAAAGGCAAGTTGTTGTTTGCGCCTTTTGAATTCCAAGAGCGTCTTGTAGATTCATATCACAACTATAGATTCAATATTAACATGTTGCCAAGACAGACAGGTAAGTCAACCACGGCGGCAGGTTATCTACTGTGGTATGCAATGTTTAATCCAGATGTTACCGTACTAATTGCGGCACACAAATATGCAGGTGCTCAAGAGATTATGCATAGAATAAGATATGCATATGAAGATTGTCCTGACCATATACGTTGTGGTGTTGTATCATACAACAAAGGATCGATGGAATTTGATAACGGTTCACGTATTGTGTCACAAACAACTACAGACAACACAGGACGTGGTATGTCCATATCACTACTATACTGTGATGAGTTTGCGTTCGTTAACCCAACCATTGCCAAAGAATTCTGGACTGCTATTTCACCTACACTAGCAACAGGTGGTAAGGCAATTATTACTTCTACTCCAAACAGTGACGAAGATCAATTTGCACTTATTTGGACAGAAGCAATGAAACGATTTGACGAACACGGTAATGATACCGAAGTAGGTATTAATGGATTTTATGCTTTTACTGCACATTGGAGTGAACATCCGGACAGAGATGAACAATGGGCAACAGAAGAAAAATCACGCATTGGTGAAGAACGTTTTAGACGTGAACACGAGTGTGAATTCTTAATCTTTGACGAAACATTAATCAACAGTGTAAGACTTGCTGAACTCGAAGGCGAAGAACCTTTGAGAAAAATGGGTCAAACACGGTGGTACAAAGACTGCAACGATAAGATGACTTATGTTGTAAGTATGGACCCAAGTTTAGGTACAGGAGGTGACTATGCGGCTATTCAAGTTTTCGAATTGCCAACTTTTGAACAGGTAGCAGAGTGGCAACACAATTTAACACCTATACAAGGACAAGTACGAATACTTGCTGATATCACAAAAACTATAAAAGAACAATGTGAAGAAGCAACCGGACGCTTGCCACAGGTGTACTACTCAATTGAAAACAACGCCATAGGCGAAGCGGCACTTGTTACAGTCAAAGACTACGGTGAAGAAAACATTTACGGTATGTTTTTGAGTGAACCTATTAGAAAAGGGCATGTGCGTAAATTTAGAAAAGGATTCAATACAACACACAAAACTAAAATGAGTGCTTGTGCTAAGTTCAAGCATTTACTAGAGCAAAGCAAACTTAAGATACGCAGTAAACCACTTATAAGCGAATTAAAAGCATACGTAGCACACGGAACAACGTTCGGTGCCAAGACAGGAGAGCATGATGACTTGGTTAGTGCTACACTGTTAAATGTACGTATGCAACAGATATTGGCTGATTGGGATCCTGCTATATATGAAAAAATGAAGGATATTAACTCGGAAACAGTGTTACCAATGCCGGTATTCGTTTCGTTCTAATAGTATAAATACACATATGAAAGGTTTAGATTCAATAGCATCATCATTATTTGAGAAGATTCGTTCTCGCTTCCCACGCATAGAAATGGGGGACGAAAACGGAGCGCCTACTAGCGAAGATAGCAAGGCACGATTTTTTGACTTTGACTACATTGTTAACGGAGAAAATCAAGGTGCTGTAAGCATAAGCATTAAGGATCCAGATACACTTAAACTGTATTACAGCCAAGGAATGCTTGAAAACGCTAATGAAGCAGTTGAAAACGCTTGGTATGCTTTTTTAAAGGAAATGCGTTTCTTTAGTAAAAAACATATGATGGGGTTTGATGCTAGAGATATTGCAAAAACAAATTTAGATAAAAGAGACTATAAATATCTAGGTAACAAAGTTCAGGAGTCAGCAATGTATGGAAGTACAAAGTCTAGTTATGAAAACCTAGACAAAACTAAGTTAATTATTAGACACAAAAAAGAAATAAACGCAGAACAAATGGGTGCTAGAGCACGTAACATTCAGACGCTGTTTATTGAAAACGAATCAGGCGAAAGATTTAAGTATCCATTCAATCATCTAGCAGGTGCAAGGGCAATGGCTCGTCACGTTGCTAACGGTGGTATGCCGCATGATGAATTTGGTAAACACATTATTGAAACTTCTGGGAACATTGCAAAACTAACAACTTTCAAAAGATATGTACAACACAAAGACTTTATGAATTCAACATCAAATGATATTATTGAAGGTGCAACAGTTGAATTAGAAAGTTTAAGAAACCATATCAGAAAATTACAGACACAAACATATTATACACAACAAAAAGAAAACTTTATGCCTTTAGAGGCGGGAACAGAATTGGGAGAAGACATTGTAAATGATCTTACCAATGCATTTACTATTCCACAGTTTAATGAAAATTTAACTGACATGTTTCCTTTGCTACATAAGATTCATCAAAAGAGAATTGCTGAAACAACAGTTAATCTCGACGATGTAATATCCGGAGTAGTAGAAGGTTTTGATCCAGATCATTTTGATGGTGAATTTGATTGGGATGGTGTAGGCGACGATGGCGAAACAACACCATGCACTGTATATTATACAGCAACAGTAGTTGATGGTAAGCCTGTTGTACATCCTAAATCAATTGAAATAAGTTGCCAACAAGATAGTAATAGCAAATTAGGTTTTGACAAAGACATGGACCTTGAGATGCAAGACATGGATGAACTTATGAACTACGCTCAAGAAGATGCCGAAGAAAGATGGGCAGAGCGTGATAACAAATATGCACACGGCGAAGACATTGATGAATTCGAACAGTGGGCAGACTCAGTAATGAGTGAAACAATAGATAAGCAAAAAGTTGCTTTATTAAATAAAATGATTAACAAACATCTGCCAGTAGGGCCAGATGGAACAAACGCAATTAGTAGTCTTGAAGGTATTATCGACGATGAAACATTTAAGAAAGATGTTATTGCACTCGCAGACAAAGATGCTGACGCATGTGTAAGACCTTTAATTTATTCTTATGTTAAAAAGAATATGCCTGAAGTGTTAGACGATTTAGATTTTGGTGATCTAAAACAAGAAGACGACACTACTGATGTAACAATTGACAAAGACGGTGCTATGAAATTAGCAGGTCAAGATGATGGTGTTGAAGATAAAAAAGCATCAACTGAAGATGTCATTGAGTTTGTTCGCTCATTCTATGATAAAGAAACTGGAGCGTTTCCAAAAGGTGAAACGGGTGTTGTAATCTCCGCTCGTAAGCGTTTTGGTGATTCCGTAGGGGATCTAGTCGAGCGATTTGTATCCAAACTAACAGGCAAAAAGGTACAAGTCGAAAACGATGATATCGAAGAAGCAATACCGTATATGTACAAGTTACATAAACAAGGGAAGAGTGCTGAAGAGATTGCTAAAGAATTAGGCATGTCACCCGAAGAAGTAAAACAGGCTATGAAAAAATCAGCACCTGTTGCAGAAGGCGGTAATGCTTGGGATATGGCACTAGTAGATGCAGAAAAAATTATCGAAAATGCTAGTACTGTTGAAGATGCTGTTGAAGAACTAGAGCATTTAAGAGATAGCCATAGCGAAAAAGACGCTGATGACAGATATGCTAGATCAATAGTAAATGATTTTATTGAAGACCTAAAAGAAAAAGGTTTAGAAGCAGTACAACAAAAGATTAGTACAACGCACGAAGGTACTGAAAAGCAAGAGTTTAGTGATAAGCAGATAAAAATGGCTTATGGTGTACTTAATGATAAACGTTACAAAGGCGGTAACTATTCAGGTGCAGTTAACACTATTGAAAAAATTGCTAAAGGTTTATCAGATCATCCAGGTGTAAGAAAAGCGTTGAAAAAGACTAACGAAGATCTAAACAGAATCATTCATTTAGCCGGAATCAAAAAGTAATACCCAAAAAAATCTAATACTTAAATATACGTATGATGTATAAAGTATTTGACGATGTATTACCCACTTCTATGCAAGAACACCTTGAACTAACTTTCAAGGATCCAAATTTGGTCTGGATGTGGCAAGACAACACAAGTGGATTCCAAGATTGGGAACTTGCTTTTATTGCAGATAATCCAGAAATAAAAGAATCACCACAGTTTGTACACACAGTACTAGACCCAACAAAACAAATCACATGTTATACTTGGGAAATGGTCAAACCAATCTTTTACTTTTTAGAAAAAGAAACAGGTATGCAAATCAAAACTATTGAACGTGTGAAAAGCAATCTTATGATGGCAGATGGCAGTGATCCAACTAAAGTATACAATCCACCGCATATTGATAGTCCACATGATGAAAGTTTAAGCATGATCTATTATCTACATGACTGTGATGGTGCTACTAGACTGTTCAAAAATTCCCTTAGACAGGGTATGGGTAATATAGAAGTAGAAACTACTGTGGAACCAAAAAGAGGAAGAATGTTTGTTTTTCCTAGCAACAGATTCCATGCAAGTTCGAATCCAAGCAGTGCAAACCCACGCAGAATGATTGTCAACTTTGTTTTCACTCCTCAAAAGTCACTTTGGTAAACAAAGTTCAAAATCGCTATTGACTTTTACCTAAAGACTAAATATAATAGTAGATATGTTGTTAGAAACTATCTACAACAGGCACATAAAGGCAAAACATTAAGGAGGCTTATATTATGGCAACATTAGCAGAAATCCGTGCAAAACTACGTGAACAAGAAGATCGTAAAGGCGGCGGTAATTCAACAAGCGGCGGCGACAACGCAATTTACCCACATTGGAATATGGCAGAAGGTAGCGAAGCAGTACTTCGTTTCTTGCCAGACGCAGATCCAGAGAACGTGTTCTTTTGGAAAGAGCGTTTGATGATCAAACTTCCATTTGCTGGGATTAAAGGACAAACAGATTCACGTCCTGTTACAGTAAACGTTCCATGCATGGAAATGTATGGAGAGACCTGTCCAGTCCTTTCAGAAGTACGTGGTTGGTTTAAAGATCCTTCACTAGAAGATCAAGGACGTAAGTATTGGAAAAAGCGTTCATACATTTTCCAAGGCTTCGTTGCTGACAATCCGATCAGTGAAGATTCAACTCCAGATAATCCTATTCGTAGGTTTATTATTGGTCCACAAATTTTCCAAATCATTAAAGGTGCTTTGATGGATCCGGAGATGGAAGAACTTCCAACAGATTACGCAAGAGGTGTTGACTTTAGAATTAAGAAAACATCAAAAGGTGGTTATGCTGACTACTCAACATCACAATGGTCACGTAGAGAACGTGCTTTAACTGATGAAGAAAAAGCGGCAATTGATGCACATGGATTGCATAATCTAAATGATTTCCTTCCTAAGAAACCTTCAGAAGTTGAAGTTAAAGTCATTCAAGAGATGTTTGAAGCATCTGTTGATGGTGAAGCGTATGATCCAGATCGTTTTGGTCAGTACTTTCGTGCTCCAGGCATGAGTGCTCCAACTGGTGATCCGAACAAAGCATCTGCTCCGGCAAGTGCTCCAGCAACACCAACTCCAACTCCAGCAAGTGAGCCAGTAGCAGAAACTGTTGCAGAACCTGCACCAGCACAAACTACTACACCTGCGGCTGAAGATGACAAACCAAGTAGCGAACGTGCTCAAGACATTTTGAATATGATTCGCTCACGTCAATCGTAAGGAGCAAACATGGCGAAACCATTTGATGTATCAAAGTTTCGTAAAGGTCTCACCAAGTCTATTACAGGACTTGGTGTTGGCTTTAACGATCCAACAGACTGGGTAAGCACAGGCAATTACGCACTTAACTATCTTATTAGTGGCGACTTTCACAAAGGTGTTCCGCTAGGTAAGGTAACAGTGTTTGCCGGCGAATCCGGTGCAGGTAAATCTTACTTTGCTTCTGGAAATATTGTAAAATCAGCACAAGAACAGGGTATCTTTGTAGTACTAATTGACTCAGAGAATGCACTAGACGAAAAGTGGTTACAAGCACTTGGTGTTGATACAGACGAAAGTAAACTATTACGTTTGTCAATGAGTATGATTGATGACGTAGCAAAAACTGTTTCAAACTTTATGAAAGAATATAGAGAGGATTATGATGGTGTTGATCCACAAGAACGTCCTAAAGTATTGTTTGTAATTGACAGTTTGGGTATGTTGCTAACACCAACAGATGTTGATCAGTTTGATAAAGGTGACTTAAAAGGTGATATGGGTAGAAAGCCTAAGGCACTTACGGCACTTGTACGTAACTGTGTAAACATGTTTGGTAGTTACAACGTAGGTATGGTATGTACTAACCACACATACGCATCGCAAGATATGTTTGATCCTGATGATAAAATCAGTGGAGGACAAGGCTTTGTGTATGCTTCATCTATTGTGGTAGCAATGAAAAAGTTGAAACTAAAAGAAGATGAAGACGGTAAAAAGGTAACAGATGTACGTGGTATTAGAGCCGCTTGTAAGGTAATGAAAACACGTTACGCAAAACCTTTTGAAGGTGTACAAGTAAAAATCCCATACGAAACTGGTATGGATCCATATAGTGGTCTAGTTGATTTGTTTGAAAAACAAGGTTTGTTAAAACAACAAGGCAATAGACTAAAATTTGTGGACTCAGCAGGTCAAGAACATTTAAACTATCGTAAAGATTGGACTGGAGACCAACTCGAAATCATTATGAAGGATTTCGCAAACAATGGTGATAAGTATAACGGAATCGACCAAGAGGCCGATGACAATACAGAAACCGTTGAACAGGAGACTCCAATTGAATCTAAGTGACGAACAATTAATTGACCTTTGGGATTCGTTTGCTGAATTTGTCGATGTTAAAAGCAAACAAGATTGTGCTAACAAGTTTATAAACTGGTGTGTAGACAATGGTCTAGAAGAACCGATGTTATATCAGTTAGCAGATCAGGATCCTTATCTCAAAGACGCTGTAACAGAAGTATATGGCGACGAAGAGGTATACGATAATGATTATGATGAAGACTATGATGAATATGATTCGGAAGATTATTAAATGATAAATTGGTATTCGAGGATTTCAACTGATATTTCTTGCATTCCTGATGCTATACTATGGTATGAGGGACAAATGGAAGATGCTAGGATAGAGTGTGCTTTGAAAGGCAATCTTGAAAAGAACGCCTCTAGTTTGCCTGGTGTTGTAGAAAAACGTTTTGGACAACTACAAGAAATTGAAGCAATCCTCGAATACCTAAACATCGAACTACGCAGAACAAGAAGTAAATATTTTAAGCAATACTTAGAAAACTATCAAAGAGCATTAAGCAGTCGCGATGTTGAAAAATATGTTGACGGCGAAGCAGACGTAGTTGATATGGAAAAAATTATCAACGAGTTTGCACTGCTACGTAACAAGTGGTTAGGAATCTTAAAAGGCATCGACATGAAGCAATGGCAGATAACTAATATTACTAAATTACGTGTAGCAGGAATGGAAGATGCATCACTTTGATGTTATAATAATAAAAACCAATCAAAACAATTACCAAGAGTGTTATGACCGTTGTGTTGAACTAGGTTATAACAATAGATCTATTACAGGTATTCGAACAATCGATCAAGTAAACAAAATACCTCCAGCAACTTTCGGAAAATATAAAAATTATAGAAACAGTAACCATAGAGAAAATGGTCATTTTTTAACATTTTATGATCATCTAAAAGCATGGCGACTGGGTGCTGAATCTGATAAACCAACCCTAATAATTGAAGACTGCTGTTGGCAACAATGGCCTATTCCAGGCAATGTAAATGACTTTTATACTGAAGTTTTAAATTTAAGTGCCGGTGAATGGGAGTACGAAAACTCAATACAATCTTTACCTAAACCCAATTACAATATAGGCGGAGATGATTATCCTTACTTTGAAAACAACTGTTTAAAGAATGCAGATGCGTATCTTATTACACCTTTAGGTTGCAAAAAAGCACTTGAAGTGGTTAGAAAATACGGTTGGATAATTCCTAGAGTAATGTTTAACAGTATACTGTTTGATGTAAAATATTATAGAAGAAAATTATTTGTATGAACTTTAAAAAACAAGATACAAAATTAATATACGATTATATTACAACTCATGCACCTACAGACATGACTATGATTGATATAGGATCACGCACAGGTAAATGGTTGGTTCCTTATGTAACATATTTTCCTGATGCAGAATTTCATTGTATTGAAGCGTTGCCGGATCATTTTAATAGACTAAAACGTCGTTATAGAAAAGATAATAATGTATTTGTATACAATGATGTGGTATCTAATGAACCAGGTAGTGTAACATTTTATCAAGATCTTGATCGTGCAGGGTGGAGTGGATTAAGAAAACATTATAGATTAGAAAATTACAACGAACTAACACTACAAAGTAAAACCGTTGATAGTTATAACATCGATCCTTACTTTATTAAGATAGATGTAGAAGGTGCAGAACTTCCTGCACTACAAGGCGCAGTAAAAACTTTACAAAAAACTAGTCTAGTTTATTTTGAATGTAATCAAATACATTTTCAAGAGTACAACTATACTGCTAATGATTTGTATGACTTTTTTACAGAAAATAACTTTACAATACACAGTATTATTACACTAGATAAAATACCGAGAGATGTATTTTCTAATATTACACAAAAAGAACGCATTCTAGATACGGTATACGAGAGCAACTTTTTAGCAATAAAATGAATATTGTATCTTTTAAAGAAATTAATTATTTTAACATTGGGTTCAACTTACCAAATTGGCACCTAATAGATTACGATAATTCGTTAAAAGAAACTGCTGATGTGTTTTTTCAAATTAATGTACAAAAAAGCAAAACAAAAAATGTAAAATCATATCAATATATTAAAGAACAAAATAAACCTACACTAGTATGCGAAAGTAATTTGTTTAGAAAAAACAGTTTTCCTATTACAGATTCTCGTTGTTATTTTAGGTTAGGTTGGAATCATTTTTTGCGTAATGGCAATTTTAATAATGAGAATAGTCCTGCAGATAGATGGAATACAATTAAAGATTTACAAAATTTAGAAATTAAAGATTGGAGTTCACCTGGTGACAACATTCTTGTGTGTTTACAAAAACCCGGTGACAGCACACTTAATTCTTTATACGAAAAATATGGTACTTATGAACACTGGATTAGATACACTATTGAAACAATTAGAAAATATACAGACAGAAAAATAATAATTAGACCTCACGTACATCATAAGAAACTAAACTTCTTACAATTTAAATCAACTATAGATAATGTAGAAATATCATCAGTGTTCAAAAACAGAAACAAGATAGAAGGTGGCAAATCATTAGAGGAAGATTTTAATAATGCTTGGGCGGTTGTTGGGTACAACACTAACGCATTAGTTGAGAGTACACTAGAAGGAATTCCTACATTTCCGTTAAGTGATGAAAGTGTCGTTTGGAATATTAGCAATCAAAACAAATTAGAAAATATTGAAAACCCTAATGTTAATATTGATAGAACACAATGGTGCTATGATGCTGGATATATGCTATGGACTAAAGAAGAAATATCCAATGGTACAGCATGGGAACATTTAAAAGGAGTTTACTTTGACTGAACCCGTGTGGAGTGAAAGAAATCGTTTCTTAAAAGATTACAATATAGAAAATAAAACAGTTTTAGATTTTGGTTGCGGAGATAAATCTGTTTGCAACTATCTATCTTTTAAAGATTATGTAGGATATGACTTAAACCCTTTAGCAGATTATCAAATTGATTTTAACGAAGAATTTACAATCAAACATACAGCAGAAGTAGGACTTGTATTAGGAGTCCTTGAGTATTTAGATGATCCAGATAAATTTTTAAAAACTATACAACCAACTTGTAGCAGATTTATCTTTATGGCTTTAGCAATTAAGGCGCCAAAGACATCTCGTGGGTGGAAACAAGTATATAATGAAAATACACTTTTTACTTTATTGAATAAACACTTTTCAACAGTAAAAATAGCAAAAATCAACAAATACATACTGGCAGACTGCTACAAATAAATATTAACATGAAAGTTGTAATAGTAACTGGAGGGTTTGATCCCTTACACTCAGGGCACATTGCCTACTTTAAAGCCGCTAAAGAATTAGGCGATTATTTGGTTGTTGGAGTCAATTCTGATGAGTGGTTAACACGTAAAAAAGGCAAACCGTTTATGCCTTATGAGGAACGTGTAGCAATAGTTAAAGAATTAGCAGTAGTAGACGAAGTTATTGCGTTCGATGACAGTGATAACACAGCATCAGATGCAATTAGACAAACTATGTCTAAATGGCCACAAGAAGATTACATATTTGCTAACGGCGGTGACAGAACAAAAGAAAATATTCCAGAAATGGAAGTATTTCATCCTAGATTAACATTTAAGTTTGGTGTAGGTGGTGAAGATAAAAAGAATTCAAGCAGTTGGATACTAGAAGAATACAAATATCCTAAAACTGAACGTCCTTGGGGTTATTATAGAGTTTTATTTGGTGTTGGCAATGAAGTTAAGTTAAAAGAACTTACAGTTGACCCAGGTAAACGGTTGAGTATGCAAAAACACAAACACAGAAATGAACTATGGTTTGTAAGTGAAGGCACTGCCACGGTAAACACTATAGATCGTAGTACAGATTTAGACGAGTGGGCAACACTTAGTAAATTCCAAAGTTTAAATATAGATGTAGGTGAATGGCACCAACTAGAAAACAAAACTAACAAACCGTTAAGAATTATTGAAATACAATTTGGTGATAATTGTATTGAAGATGACATACAGCGTGTTGGCGTTGATGAAAATTACGGGAAAGAAGGAAAATAATGAACACTATTTTTATTGGGTATGACTCCCGTGAACCAATTGCAAGTGATGTTTGTGAATACAGTTTACGTCACACAACTGAAGAACCTATTGACATAAAATATTTAAAAATTAACGAACTTCGTGACAAAGGCATATACACAAGGCCACATGATTCGCTTGGTAGCACTGAATTTACATTTACAAGATTTTTAATTCCTTATCTAATGGATTATAAAGGTTGGGCATTGTTTTGTGATTGTGATTTTTTATGGTTAGACGATGTTGATAAGTTATTATCACAACGTGATGACAAATATGCAGTAATGTGTGTGCATCATGACTATACTCCCAAAGAAGGTGTCAAAATGGACGGCAAACAGCAGACACTTTATCCAAGAAAAAACTGGAGTTCAATGGTATTATGGAATTGTGGACATCCTAGTAACCAACAAGTTATACCTAGCATGGTAAACAAAGAAACTGGAAAGTTCATGCACCGCTTTAGTTGGCTAAAAGACAAAGAAATTGGTCAAATCAGCCATGAGTGGAACTGGTTAGAAGGTTGGTACAAGGAACCACAAGACGGAAAACCAAAAGCAATTCACTTTACCGAAGGTGGACCGTGGTTTGCAAACTGTCAAGATGTAGACTATGCTGATTTGTGGATTGAAACTGCAAACAAAACAGGTCAACAATGGAAAACAATTTAACATTCCTAAGTAAAAACGCTTCCGACGAATATATTAACATGCTCGCCAAGAGTTTTGGTGTTGCCCCAACACATTCTGATCAATTTAATTTTAATGAAACATCAGGACCTATCTTTTTACGTGGAATTTTAAAATTCAAGTTAATGCAACAGTGTTGGGCAGAACAAAGAGACTTCTATTACATGGATAGTGGTTATATAGGTAACTATAAAAGTCCAATTAACCCAAACGGATTTAAATTATTTCATAGAATTGTAAAAAACGACCTACAACACGATATTGTCGAACAAAGACCTTCGGACAGACTTGAAAAATTAGGCATTAGCATTCCTACGTGGAAGAGAGATGGTAGAAATATTCTTGTAGTAATGCCAAGTGAAAAGCCTGCAAGGTTTTATAACATTGATATGGTAAAATGGCGTCGAGAAACAGTAGAAATGATCAAAAAGCATACCGATCGACCTATTGTAATTAGAGAAAAAGCCAAAAGACAAGAAAGAATTGAAAAAACAATCTACCAAGAACTAGATAATGCGTTTGCTGTGGTAACACTACAAAGCATTGCGGCAACTGAAGCCATATTATACGGTATACCAGTATTTACACTGGCTCCAAATGCCGCTATGGAATTGGCATCTGATGATTTGACACAAATTGAACAACCAAGGTACCCTGATCAAGACGAAGTATATGAATGGGCATGTCATTTAGCCTATGGGCAATTTCATATTGACGAATTGAAGGACGGTACTGCAAAAAGGATATTAGGATTTTGAAATTTATAGCAGTAACAACACAGAATAAAGCCTATTACGACAAATTAGGAAAAAATTGCATCGACAGTTTTGTAAAATATTGGCCAAAAGAAATTACACTTCATGTTTTTGCTGAAGATTTTACATTAGATAATCACGACAATGTAATGTATCACAGTTTTGATGAACTTGATCAAGATTTTAGAGATTTTCAAGAAACAGACTACAAAAAGAGAGTGAAAATTTTCAGTTATAAAGCATTTAGTTGGTTACGTGCCTGTCAGTTTCAGGGTGTGGATCGAGTCATATGGCTAGATAGCGATGTAATTACATTTAAACCTGTACCTTATGACTTTTTATGTAATCTTGCTCCTGGACACTTTCTTGCAACCTACATGGCTGTTGTTTATGACCATAAAAAAACCAAAGGTGAAGGGTTTCAAAAAATAAAACCTGTACTTTGTGGTGAAACAGGGTTTTATATTACAAACACTAGACATTATTATTTTGAAGATTTTGTTAATCGCTATCGTGAATACTACGTTAGAGGTTATGGTGCAGAACTTAGAAGGTTTTATGACGGAGATGTGTTTGGGGCAGTGGTAAATGAGTTCCAAAAACACGGAAATATCTTCAATGATTTGGGTAATAGGAAACATAACACAATTTTTAAGCACACCGTTCTTGCAGAATACATGACACACTATAAAGGTAAAGTCAAGAAAAGTGATACCTTTGAGGTTCGCACATAATTAAAAATAAAGGATAATACATGTCAATAAAAGCAGTAGTAATTCACAGAAGAGACGCAAATAATATTGGAGATATGGCTAGTGATCCATTACAATATTTTTTAAAAGACAGCGAATATGAAAAAGTAGATATCACACAAATTGGTAGGCACCCTTTTCCAGATGATATTCCTGTAATTTATGGTGGTGGTGGTTTATTAGCCAACGAATTTTTTGGCGATGCTATAAACATGGTTTTTGATCGTCCAGATGTTAACCAATTAAATGAAATGTGGGATCATCGTTGGAGATTGTGTAATCCAAAATATAAAGAATTATATGCAGAATTTAATAAAAGATTAAAAGAAGATGTTGTTAATATAATTAGACAAATAGAAGAAAATAAAGAAGTTAAAAGAGTTATTTGGGGAGCAGGACACAACCAAAGAGACTACAATTCTGCAAATTCACACAATATAAAATACCCAAGACGCATGAAAGATTTTGATCTCATTGGAGTTCGCGATTATTGGGGCGAACTATTTCAAGCACAACATCCTGATTGGGATTGGGTTCCTTGTGCAAGTTGTATGCATCCAGCATTTGACAAAAAATATCCGGTTAAGAACGATATTATTGTTTTTGAACACAAAAAACAATTAATTAAAGGTAACGATTTTGGACCAACACCTGTTCCAAGATTTATCAATAGTGGTTCCAATATGGAGCAAACAATTGAATTACTAGGTAGTGCTAATACAATTTTAACTAACAGTTATCATGGTGCATACTGGGGTACACTTTTAGGTAAAAAAGTAATTGTGTTAGGACCTTGGAGTTCAAAATTTTATTCATTAAAACACAAACCTTATTTGTTAGGTAAACCCGCAGGTTGGCTAGATGCTTTAGACGAAGCACCGATATACCCTAACGCATTAGAAGAAGCAAGAAACGCCACAAAAGATTTTTGGACTAAAGTCAAGGCAGTTCTTTAATGAAAGTAGTAAGTTTTTTAGGAGGTATTCCTCCACGCAACAATAACCCGGCTAAGCCTGCAATGTTACATGCTTATGTGCAAGGAGTAACTGCCGCCGGTGACGAAGGTGTTGCAATAGAAGGTACAACATATCAAGAATGTGATGTTGCTGTACTGCAAGGTTTCGTTCATGAACATGGAAAAAATGCACCTCACTTGCAATTTAGGCGTCTAGTACATCAAAGAAATACAGTAAAACCTAAACGCTGTGTTATTATTGATAGTAATATGTTTAGTTACGCAACAGGCAAATTTAACGACAGTGAATTAATACGCTTTAGTTTTGATGGTGTATTTCCTACAACAGGAGATTATTGTAATCACGATATTACTACTCCAGAGCACTGGGACAGATTAGCAAATAGATATGGACTACAATTACTTCCGTATACAAACAGCGGCGACCATGTTCTTATCTGTCTACAAAGAAACGGTGGGTGGAGCATGAAGGGGGAACATGTTATTGATTGGTTACGTAATACCTTAACAACATTGCGTAAACACACAAATAGACCTATCAAGATACGTTGTCACCCAGGAGATAAAACAGCATTACACTACGGCAAACAAATAGAACAAGAATTTGGTGTTCGTGTTAGCGATACTACTAAAATAACACTGTTAGATGACTTACAAAATTGTTGGGCGATGATTGTTAAAAATTCAAGTCCAAGTGTTGCGGCACTAATGAACGGTATTCCTATATTTGCCACAGATCCAGATGATTGTCAAGCAGGCCCTCTTGCTAATATTGACTTAACACAAATTGAAACTCCACAACGTCCTGATAGAAAAGAATGGTTATGGAAGTTGTGTGCCAGCCATTGGAGTATTGATGAACTTAAAAATGGTACGTGTTGGCGCCATATGAGAAAATACGTTTAAACTTTTTGAACGTACCAGCACCTGCCTTTTTTTCTAACTTTCCTTTTTAAATCTTTAAAGAAATCTCGTGTAGCACGTATTACATCGGGATGACCTTTCGTAAAATCGTCCCCTCCGAAGTAACTTCCTGTTTTAACTTTAGGCCACCATGCTATTAGATCTTTAGTAACACTTTCATAACTATGATCAGCATCAATATAAACAAAATCTACACTTTCGTCTTCAAACTGATCAGCCACTTCCCAACTTAAAGATTTTATTGGTGTAATTCTGTCTTTTATAGGATTAGTGTTTTTTAAAAATGTAGTATATAAATCGTCGATATTATCTAAGCCATGGGGCAATGTATCTCTTGTAAAATGTATGGGACTACCTTCCCATGTATCTACACAAACAAACTTTCCTAACTTATTTGCATTGTATAATTCTACAACACAATACGCCGTACTTTTTCCAGTCCACGATCCTAACTCTACCCATGTGCTATTATTAGGCAGTTTAGGAATAACCATATCAAAGAAAATTAAATTTTGTGGATAAGTGTACCCTAAAATATCTTGGTAAAAGTGTTTCATTGAGGAATCAACATATAATCGTCTTTACGTTGCTCCACAAATTTATATCCCCAACTTTCAACTAATTTTACAGTATCAATACTACTACGTTTTACAGTAGTTTTCTTTTCACGTGTAACTTCAAGTGCAATTACAGGCTTACATCTTTTAATGGTTTTTTCTGCACCTGCAAGTACAAACTCTTCAAAACCTTCAACATCAATTTTCATTAAATCTATTCTATCGTAATTAAAACTATCTAATGTTTTAATAGGTATTTCTACAATTTCTACCATATGTTGTTTAGGGTGTTTGCCTGACAGATATAAATCTAACTGTTGTTGATCATTTATAATTTGACTATGCCCTGCTGTTTTCTTTCTACGCTTTGCATACATCTTATCGTTTGATTTACCTAGTCCACAATCGTGTAATACAACATTATCAAACCCTTCACAGTTTAATTTTAAACAGTCAAATGTTTTTGGAATTACTTCAAACGCTTCTACACGATTATAGAACTTACTCATAGCAGTTACCATAAATCCATAATTAGCACCAATGTCAACAAATACACCTCTTTTATCTTCTGGTACAAACTTATTTAAATATAAAGGAAAGTTACCTTGCCAACTAGGATCGCCCCTTTTAGCAACCTCAGTATACTTCATCATATTTTGTTCTTCGTCACATATCCACCAATCGCCGGACTTTTTCATTTTGTACTCCTTAAATGTGATTCATATTTGTTTTTAAACCAAGGACTTAGTAGATCAAATTTTAAAAACTCTTTTTGTAAACTTGTATCTATTTGTAAATTATCATCTAGTTGTCTGCCTTGAATTTTCTTTTTACGTACAACGTTATTCCACTCTTGTATTGTTTTTACTCTTGTGGCAATTTGTGCATAACTCATTCCTGCTTTGCGTTCCCAATCCATTGCATTTTTAATGTTTGCAATTTTTTCAGTACGTTGATTATCACTGCCAAAGTAACTAAAGTGCCAACCATTTTTAATTACAGTGTGTCTTTTAAAAGCACCTGCTTTAGTGTATTTGAACGCACCTGTGCTTAATGGCTTTTCTTCTGGTAGATTTTCTAAATTAGTAATTCGTGTACCAGGCCAATTACGCATACGTGCATACCAATCAAGATATACAACTCTTAAATCTTGATCACAAACAATTTGTTTTTCTCCTGCTTTTAACAAACGTTTAATTTCTGCCAATCCTCTTTTATCCCAAATTTCATCTAGGTCACTGTAAAAGAAAATTGCTTTGTCAGTTATTTTACGTGCTTCATATACTAGGTTATCTCTAGTAATATTTTGTATTGTTTTAAGGTTAGTGTGTTCTTCACTGTCTAAATACTCGTCAGGGTGTTCTACCCATTTGTAAACTATTTTATCTGTTATGTGTTGTGGAACTTTTTCTAAAACTTTCAAAAACTTTTGTTTGTTAGGGCGACAACGCCATGTTTGATTGCTTTCGACAATTATAAATTTGTCTACTGCATCTTGAAGATAGTTTAATCTAATTAAACAAAGTTCTTCTTCATTAAAATATGGAAATGCATCAATAATCATATTACTTCCTAAATATTACAGGCTGTATGTGTCCTGTTGGTTGTCCAAGAACAAACTGTTTTTGTTTCTTGACTTTGTGTGGCATAAACGAATATACAGTTTCGTTTAGATTTTTTATTTTATCTAAATCCCAATCAACTTGTACAATAGAATTTTTATATATGTATTCATCTACATATCTCTTTACATCAGGTATCTGATAATCATCAAACACTACAATATTGCTCATTTCTAACTTTTCGTGATCATGTTTTACAGTTTCATAACTATGACCGCCATCTATATAAACTAGATCGTACTTGCCTTGTTCTAGTGTGTTTTGTGTCCAACCTTTGATTAGTTTGAATTTAAAATTTTTGTTGTTTATACGTCTAAGCATATGATTAGCATACATATAATCACCCGGACCTTTTCCATTTATTTCGTCATTGTCACTATCTGGGGTTGCTAATTCAAAGGCATCATAACCTACATAACGCAACTTGCAATTATGATTTTGTAATATGTGTAAGCATATTTGTTCTGCTGTTTTTGCTCTGTGCGTTCCTATTTCACATATAGAAACACTTTCGGCATCTTTGAACATAACATCTAGTAAACTAGACCACGGGCCAAATAAACTTTTCTTCATTTCCAGTAATCTTCTTTACGTTTTACTTTAAGATCTTTTGCATATGACTTTCCATCAACTTTTCTATTGCCCTTCATATGGTCGATATATGCACCTAACTTACTGTTGATAATAGGATGTCCTTCACCTTGTATTGTTACATTACTTAAACTATGTTCTACAAAACCTTGCACCTGTCTAAATTCTTTTACAATTTCATAGAATACAAAACTGTCATGCCATTCCTTCATTGTAAAAATACCTTCTTCGGCATGATCATATACCCATTGAAATCTACTTAAAAACTTTTTAGTAATATCTTCTTTTAGTTTCATAGAATAAAATCCGCACTCAGGCCATTTAGGTTCTCTACTAAAATAACAAATATGACTATTGTGTGGAATAAATTTGTCTAAGAAATCTTTTGGCATTGCACTATGGCACAGTGTATCAGCATCCATCCAAATTAATTCATCAACATTTGAGCCGTCTAGGCTTTTCGCACAGTCAAAGATAGCAAAAACTTTATGACAAAATCTAATAGCGTCCCACTTAAACCCCTTGTGTGCATCTACTCTACCTTTTGGATTTTCTAATCCATTTGCCTTAGGAACGTCTTTCCACTTTGCTTTAAATTTTACAATGCCTGCATTTTGCATCAATTCTCTAACGTATGTATTGTTTCTAGTTTTGTTAGGTGTGCAACCTTCTGCATATACATAAAGATCAACTTCAGCAGGCCAGTTTTTTTCAAAACTGTCTATCATTTTTTGTCCGTACAAGTCCATGCCTGCTTTATTGAACGTTGTAACAACCGCAAATTTTCTTGACATTTTATCCTCTAATAAATATAATATACGTATATTTAGTAGGCAATAGATGAAGTTCAAATTATTCAGAGAGAATGGTGCATTAAACAGTACAGCAGTTTTTGATGCATTTAGCACAGGATTAAAACACCTAGGACACGAAGAACACGAAGACTTTGACGTAGCAGTTATTTGGAGTGTGCTCTGGCATGGTCGTATGAAAAATAATCAGCCTGTGTGGGAATATTGTCAAAAAAATAATATCCCTGTAATAGTATTAGAAGTAGGCGGAATCAAAAGAGGAACAACATGGAAGGTAGGAATAAATGGAATCAATAGAGATGCTTTTTTTGGTCCTAGCAGTAATGATAGCAGTAGGGCTAGACGACTCGGACTCGAATTAAAGCCGTGGTCATTTGGAGAACATATTGTAATTTGTGGACAACATGATAAAAGTCATCAATGGCGTGATATGCCTCCTATGAGCAAATGGATATCAGACGTTATAGATGAAATTAGAAAATACTCCGAAAGAAAAATATACTTTAGGCCACACCCAAGATGTCAGTTACCTGGAATAGAACACGAATTCAAAAATGTGTTTAGACAAATACCATTGCATGTTACAGGAACATATGACGACTTTGATTTTAGTTTTAAAGGTGCTCATGCTGTTGTAAGTTGGACAAGTAATCCAGGAATTCAAAGTATTATAGGCGGAGTTCCTGCATTTGTAGGCCAATCAAGTTTAGCATATGACGTTGCTAATCACAGTTTTGATACTATTGAAGACCCTATAAAGCCTGAAAGACAACAGTGGTTAAATGATTACGCACATACAGAATGGACCGTTGATGAAATAGCAGAAGGTCTACCTTTGGCAAGATTACTGCCAAAATTAAATGAATTTTTGGTTGACAAAACTGTATAATCTGCTATAATTAAAACATAACTTATAACTTAACATTGGTGACATAGTCATGGTGAATAAATTACCTCAAGGAATCAACAACACAATCGATGACGCAATACAGTTTTTAGGCGGAACTCTATGGGCCTATAACTTTAGTAATGAACAACTTCCTACTGTTGCAATCAATCAATATGATCTAAACATTGTAAAAAGTTTAGCAATGCAACTAGAACGAAATCTTGCACTTACTGAAAAGCAAGGAGAAATTGGACTACGGGTTGTTAAAAGATACGAACCGGCACTACGCAAGATTGGTTTTGATACTGAAACACTAATTACTAAGAAAGTTTTTGCAAGACCGTTTAGGGTAATTGATAAAACAAAAACGTTACACATCGACGGCGACCAAATTGTTTGTAAAAGTCCATTCATCGCAGACCTAGTTAATAAGTTTAAGAAAAGAAAAAAACATGTGTATCTTGCTGGTACATACAACGGAGAAAACAAAGAATGGAGTTTTCCTTTTAACGAAAAAAATATTGAATTTTTACTCGATGCTGTAAGAGGAAAAGGTTTTTCTATTGACGAAAATCTTACAGACATTAAAAAGAAAACAGATACAGTTAAAAAAGAAGGATTAAAATATTTTCCGTTGTTGACAATTCAAGACAACGAGTTTACAATTAATAATTCAGATATCCCTGCAGATTACTTGCAACCTTTAAAAGATATTGACGATCCTGTTGAGGCAATATTGTATAGTAAAATGCTTGGTGTAACTGTTTATGATTCACCGGTGGTTAAAAAACTAGGACATAAAACATTTAGAAAAATATTGTTAGGAGACCAATCACGTTGGACAGTTAATAGAAAAGTTCACGAGCGTCAAAATTTCTTGGAACTTATTAAGCCTAGTAAACAAACACTTATTATGGTAAGCAGTGTAGAGCATGAAAGTCTGATTAAATGGATTGAATTGCTAGAATGGGCAGGTCTTTCAAACCAAACATCGGTAGCATTTAGATATCCTAAGAACAAAGAAATGAACGATTATATTAAAGATAGGAAAGTTAATAAGTTTGATCCTGAAAGCAAAATTATACTTACTAACGAAAAAATCAATAAGAACTTTGTAAAATATAACATCACACCTAATGTTGTTATAGTTGACTTAGCAACTGAACCTAGTCATTACAAAACACAAACGTATCTTGCAAATAAACCATTGTTGGTACATTATACATTTAAAGGAGACTCTGCAAGTGGCATCCTGTAAATTAGTAATTAGAGATGAAGTAAACGTAAAGTTTGAAGGCTTGGACTTATCAATGCGTAAGCACTTGGTTAATAAGTTTAAGTATGACATTCCGTATGCACGTTACTTGCCAGCATATAAACTAGGACGTTGGGACGGTACCGTAAGTTTCTTTGGACTGGGCGGTACAACTTATGTTAGTATGCTGAAAGAAGTTTTAGAAGCACTAGACGAAAAAGGTGTTTACGTTGAAGTTGAAGATCAGCGAACTCCTATACAAATTAAATTTAATGAAATAAGAGAAGACTACTGGGGAGACACTTGTTGGCCTAAAGGACATCCAGCAGAAGGACAACCAATTCGTTTACGTGACTACCAACTTGAAGTTATTAACAACTTTTTATCTAATCCACAAGCACTACAAGAAGTTGCTACTGGTGCAGGTAAAACTATTATCACTGCTACACTTTCGCATCTGTGTGAACCATATGGACGTAGCCTAGTTATTGTTCCTAACAAATCGTTAGTAACGCAGACAGAAGAAGACTATGTTAATTGCGGATTAGATGTTGGTGTATACTTTGGTGATCGAAAAGAATTAGGTAGAACACATACAATCTGTACTTGGCAAAGTCTAAACATTCTTAGTAAGAAAACTAAGAACCACGAAGCGGCTGTAACTTTTCAAGAAGCAATGGAAGATGTACGTTGTATTATTGTTGACGAAGTGCATCAAGCAAAAGCAGATGTTTTGAAGCAACTGCTTACACAAAACTTTGCACACGTTCCAATTCGTTGGGGACTTACAGGTACTATTCCAAAAGAACAATTTGAGTTTCAAGGTATTAGAGCAGGACTAGGAGAAGTTATTAATCATATTAGTGCAAGTGATCTACAAGCAAAAGGTGTACTTGCTAACTGTCATGTTAATGTTATTCAAACTGAAGATGTACAAGAGTTTAGATCTTATCAAGAAGAATTAAAATATCTAACAACTAATGAAAAAAGAATAGAATGGATTTCAAAATTAATTGCCAAAATAAGCGAAAATGGCAATACTTTGGTACTTGTAGATAGACTTTCTGCAGGAAAGATGTTACAATCACATATAGAGAATAGTGTTTTTATCTCTGGCGAAACAAAAGCCAATGATAGAAAGGAACAATATGACGAGGTTAAAACTGCTGAAAATAAAGTTCTTATTGCAACTTATGGTGTTGCCGCAGTTGGTATTAACATTCCTAGGATTTTTAACCTTATTCTTATTGAGCCTGGTAAGTCTTTTGTACGTGTTATTCAGTCAATTGGTAGAGGAATTAGAAAGGCTGAAGATAAAGACCATGTCCAAATATGGGACATCACAAGCAGATGTAAGTTTGCAAAAAGGCATCTTACACAACGTAAAAAATTTTATAAAGAGGCTAATTACCCCTTTACAATCGAAAGGATAACAATTGATTAAATGAAAATATTAACACTAGAAAACAAATCATATGATCTAAATAATCTTCCAAAAGAAATCAACGAGGACATTAGATATTCAGTATTAGATAATTCGGATCCTAAAGAGCCGGATTATTTCTTTATGCCTTTAATATATTTAGAAAGTTTTTCAGCACCTGCTGTTGTACTTCAAGTAGGAAAACATCAAGTACAAATGCCACTAGAATGGTCTATGTTAATTGGATCAAGCGAAGGCGGCGATCTGGAAGTACTACCATTAACAAGTTTAAATGATAGAGGATTTGAAGCATTTCAATTCAATCCATTAACATCTTTTAGACCTGACTTTGTTAGTGTAGATGTTGTTAATGTGTATCAAGATGTGAAATGGTACTTTCCTAAACTAAAAGCAGGGCAATTATTAACCACACCGTTGGGCGATGCAGACAATCCTGAATGTGTATTTTTTGTAAAAGAAATTTCTCGTTCAAGTGAAACACTAGATTATAGTTTGTTGTTTTAAATGTTTTTTAATAAACCTATCACAGTAGATTTATACACAGACGATCAACATGCATACGACATGTTTAGGCCAAACTTGTCTAAATATTTTATTCCACGTTGGTGGAAAAAGTTACCTATATCAAGACCAGACAATCACGAACACGTTCATGTACAAGGTTTAGAAGTTGCAGGTATGAAAACTTGCCCTGCAATTATAGACATTATGAAACGTGGTATTATTATTCCTAGTCCTGCAAGTTTTGTGATACAGCGTTTTATGGACGGTAAGATTGCATTTGATGTTATGCCAGAAAAATTTAAACAGCCTAGCAGTCATAGTTCAGATGACTATGCTGATCACAAGCCTGGTTATCATCATATTAAATTTCCTTTGCCATGGAGAATTAAAACTAGTCAAGACATTGAATGGCTATGGATGCAACCCACATGGCATCAAAAAAATCCTCTTAGCCATTGGAGTAGTCCCGGAACTATCAATTTTAAATATACACATATAGCAGAATTTAATTTCTTTTTACCACACGGAAGTAGGTTATCTTTAGAGCCTGGCGATCCTATTGCACAACTTATACCATTAAATGATAAACCAATTAAAGTAAACCATCACCTAGTAACAACAGAAGAGTTTCATCGTTTAGACAATTACAAAGGATGGAGAGTTAATAATTTCAAACAAAGACTGCGAATGCAGAAGGAGAAAGGGCAATGACTATGAAAGCAGGAAAGATTTGGGGTCAAACAGAATTGATCCATGCTAACGGTGTACTAGAGTTTCACCGTATTGAATTTAAGAAAGGTTACAAGTGTAGCGAGCATGAGCATCGTTACAAATGGAATGGATTCTTTGTTGAGTCGGGCAAGATGCTTGTTCGTGTTTGGCAAGATGACCAAGAAGGATTAGTTGATGAAACTATTCTTGGTCCTGGTGAATTTACACAGGTTAAGCCTGGTAAGGTTCATCAATTTGAAGGCATTGAAGACGGAGTTGCCTTTGAACTGTATTGGGCAGAGTTTAATCATGATGATATTGTGAGACGCACTGTCGGTACTAAAATAAAGTAATAAAATAAGGAGGAACTATATGTTCACTAAAATGTTAGAAGGTGTAGACAAGGCTCTTGTAAGCAAGTTAGTAATTCTACACACACTTGTAATTGCTGTTAGTAATTACTTAGTAACAATTAGATTTGATGTATTCCCTGGCGCAGACTTACCATTGTTTGGTTCGTTTCCACTTGCGGCGGCGGCATTTACATTTCCGATCGTAGTTGTTGCCACTGACTTGACTGTACGTCTTGTTGGTAAAGAAGCAGGTCGTGCTGTTGTAGCAATGGCTATTATTCCTGCGATTGTTGCATCAGTGCTTGTACTATTAGCACTTGGTGATGAACACGCATACAGAGTAGGTATTGCATCAGGTACTGCTTATGCAGTTGGTACAATGCTTGACGTATATGTATTCCAGCACATTAGAGAGCGTTATACAGAAGCATGGTGGGCGGCGCCAGCGATTTCAACTATCGTGGCAAATATTATTGATACGTACACGTTCTTCTATACAGCGTTTTATCCTGCACCTTGGGTACATGGCGTAGCGTTTAATAATACACTTACTAAAATTGTAGTAGGACTTATTGTGTTCCTACCAGCATATGGTATGCTACTTGCTTATCTTAGAAATAAAGTAGGTGCTAAAGTATAGCATATGGTTAAGATATACGAATCCCCAGATGGAGGTAAAACAGTTTACGAACGTGATACTAAAACTGGGGATCGTATTTGTATTGAAAAAGAAATATTGCCCGAATGGCATTTAACAGAATTAGAGATAAGTGAAATTGTAGATTATGCAAACGAAGGTAATAGAACACTACAAGAAATGTTAAAAAAATTAAAAACAATCTACTATTTGACAAAAGAAGATCATGAGCATTACACCGATTAATACAACACCTAATCTTGTATGGAAAGCAACATACCCAGGTGATTTTTCATCTGCAAGTTCTCGTGCTATTAAAGATACAATGCTTATGCCGGAGAACGCAGGTAGTATGCGTGGCGGCGGAAAAACAAATGCAAATCATAATATACTAGATCCTCATCTATGGGAAGAACTACATGATTTTATGGTTTGGTTGCAACCTATAGTAAATCAAGTTTGGAAAGAATGGGATATGCAAGATATTCCATTAGAAGTAATGAATAGTTGGACTAATATTACAAATCAAAAAGGATATGTAATCGAACACGATCATAGTCCAGCACATATGGCGGCTAGCGTTTATTTAAATAAACCTAAAGATAGCGGTAACATAGAGTTCCGAAATCCTTTACATTCAAGTTGGACATATATGCCAAGAAGTCATACAGATTTTAGTAGACAAGACTTCTATCAGGAAGTACAATGTAATACTAACGATGTGTTACTATTTCCTGCATGGTTATCACATAGAGTGCAAGAAAACAAAGTTAATGAAAATAGAATTGTTATGAGTATGAATATAGTAGGAGTAAAACGATGAAGTTTAAAAGTTCTAGTATAGAAGGAACGGTTGTAAAAAATGATGATCGTTATATTGTTAAAGACAACACAACATTAAAAAATCTTGTTGTTAGTAGTACAAGATTAAATCCACGCAAAAGCACAAGCGGACATAAACATGAAGGACAAGAAGAAGTTTACATGTTTCTAGAAGGTTATGGAACTATGGAACTTGATGATGTTACACACAATGTTGAAGCAGGTGATACTGTACTGATTGAAGACGGTGTGTTTCATCGTGTACATGCAGGCAACGAAGAATTATATTTTGTTTGCGTATTTGATGGAAAGAGATATGGCTGAAAAGAAAAAGTTTCTTGATTTAAAAGCAATGTTACGTGCAGTAGACAAACGTGACAAGGACTGGTATAATAAACTTAGCGATGATGATAAAAAGTTATTTGCTCCGTTTATTGCTATGCGTTACGTAAGCAATGTAAAAGGTGATAGGTTTTTTCAAGAACATTATTTAGAAATGACAAATGAGTTTGTTAACAAACATCATTGGACTCTAAGCAAAAATCATAAAGGCTTGCTTTGGAAACTAATGGCAATGTGTGGTGCGTATGAAAACTTTTTTCATCAGTATGTAGCGGCGCCAAAGAAACAAGCAAAGAATAAATTTGAACAATATCTTTTAGATAAGAATCCTAATATGAAGGTAGATGATGCAACAACCTTATCAAGTGTTATGTCAAAAAGCGAACAAAAAGAATATATGGAAGAACAGGATCCAAATGCCAAGTAGAGATTTTGAATGTGTGCATTGCGGCAAAGCGTTTCAAAAAGAAAAAACGCTGATTGCTCATGTGTGCGAGCCTAAGCGTAGACATCTACAAAAAGATGAGAAGCGTGTTCAAGTAGGCTTTTTAACATTCAATCGTTGGTATCAACAAGTACAACGTTCAAAAGAAAAGACATACGAAGACTTTTGCAAAAGCAGTTATTACAATGCGTTTGTAAAGTTTGGTAGTTTTGTTACAAATGTAAGTTGTATCTATCCTGAAAAGTTCATTGACTTTGTAATTAAAAGCGGAGTTAAATTAGATCATTGGTGCAGAGATGAACTATATGATACATATCTATTTGAAATGATCAAACTAGAACCAGTAGAAGGTGCAGTAAGAAGATCTTTACAAACAATGATGGAGTGGGGTGATAAAAACGAAGCACCTTATAATGATTACTTCAAGTATGTAAATCATAATAGAGCAGTTAACGATATTAGATATGGACGCATAAGTCCTTGGTTGCTGTTAAACACACCTGCTGGTATTGAACTTGTTGGTAGTTTTAATGATGAACATTTAGAAATTGTTGAACCTGCTTTGGATATTTCTTTTTGGAAAAAACACTTTACAAAAAATACAGAAGATGTTAAACTAGTAAAAGAAATTATAAAGGAAGCAAATATACTTTAATGCCTGATATTGATTTAGATTTTTTTGATCGTGACGCAGTGCTTGAAAAGTTTAAGCACGTTAAAGCATCACGAGTTGAAAAGGGTGAATTGAAAAAACATAATACAGGTGTTTACTTTCATGACGCTCCTATAAATCCATTTACAGAACTATGTACTATTGATCATAAAGAAGCAGACGAGCGTGGCTACTTTAAAATTGACATGCTAAATGTTCACATATATGAAGGTGTGAGAAACGAAGAACACTTAAATACTCTACTAGCCAAGGAGCCATTATGGGAATTACTTACAGAACCAGAATTCAGCAACAATCTATTTCACGTCGCAGAACACAGTACAATATTAAAAGAAATGAAACCACAGAGCATAGAACAACTAGCGGCAGTACTAGCAATTATCCGTCCAGCGAAGAGACATTTGCTTGGGAAGAAGTGGGATACGGTGATGAACGAAGTGTGGACGAAACCAACTGACGGAAGTTATTATTTTAAAAAAGCACACGCAGTTGCTTATGCTCATGCAATAGTTGTACACATGAACTTGTTGTGCGAAATGGTAAGCCAACAAAGGGCAGGATCATGATTCCAGAAATGCAAAATCCAAGACCACCTAAAAAACCTAATTTAGGTAGTTGGCCTTTTTGGAGTTCACCAGAAGAGTTGGCATTTGATTATGTGCTTAAGATTGCACTTTTTTTGGTTGGTATTCCTATGTTGTTTGGAATAACATATACACCGGTTGGACTTTTTATCAATTATCTAATAATTGATTACATCATATACATACAGTATAAAAAGATTACTTCAACTTTCTAACTAACTGAATACTTTTACGCTTTACACGTTTTTGTGCAATGTCGTGTAGTCTAACAACAGGACCAAATAGTATTTCAACATCTTTAGTATTAAAACTTTTTATCATGTGTTTAAAGTTTTGCATTTCACGTTTCATAAAAATGTTAATAGGAATTTTTCTATTTGATTCCCACCACCATACTTCACCGCATTGCAGTATCAGTTTTTTCTCCTCGTCGGAGCAATTTGCTAGATCGTAGATGCTCGTTACAGCATGATCTTGATTGATGATAATACCTACATACTCGTTAGATGCATGTTTTATGCCGCTTACGAACGGTATTGTTTGTTCTAAATCTTCGTTTTTAATAGTCATGTCTTTCATATAAATACAATTGGATGACACAATGATATGCTCAAAGTACCAATATATATTTATGAAACCGGTAGTACCATTTACAGTGATTTGGACACCGGAGTAGAACAAGGATATGCACCTATGTATCAGAATGATTTAAAGGTTTTTAAAGGTGTCGCAAACACCCTTAAATTTACAGTAAAGAATCAGGATCAAAAGCCTATTGACATCAGTTCAGGCAACACGTTTAAATTTACAATACTTGACAAAGAAAACGGCGCAAGTTTCCTAAACAAAACAATGACTGTGGTAGATGACGGTAGCACACGTTCTACACGTGGTGTAGTTACAATTGATTTAAACGAAAGTGATACAATTGATCTAGTTTCACAAATGTATAGATTCAGCATTACAAGAACTGTGGATAACAAAATTAAACCAATGTATGTAAACACCTATCATGACGCATGTGGAAGAATAGAAATATTAGATGCATGTTACGCTATGCATGAGGCCAGTGATGAAGTTACAACGTTTTCTGAAACCACCGATCCCGACACACAAGTTTCAAGTTATTACAGCAGTCATATAAATGCTAACGCAAGATTAAAACGTGCAAATGATTTACACACAGTTCAATATTATACTACCGGATATGATGGTACTATTGAACTAGAAGCAACACTAGATAATCAACCTAGTAATGGAACAGATTGGGTAAGTATCAAAACTATCACCCTATCAAATGCAACAGTTAATGATTACTTCAATGTAAATGGAGTATACAATTGGCTAAGAATTAAGCATATTCCTTCCAATTCGAACACAGGAACACTTGACAAAGTACTAGTAAGATCGTAAAATACTAGTATGAATCTGATACAACAAACATTACTAACCGCCTTACCTCCGAAACATAAGAAAACTCCTAGTGGGTGGACTAGTTTCAATGCACCATGTTGTGTGTATAATGGAGAAAATGCAGACAAACGTATGCGTGGCGGTATGATGCATAACACAGATGGTACAGTGAGTTATCATTGTTTTAACTGTGGATATACTGCAAGTTATGTTCCAGGTAGAAACATATCATACAAGATGCGTAAACTACTTGGCTGGCTTGGTGTGCCAGATTCTGAAATAACAAGACTTAGTCTTGAGGCTTTAAAGATAATACAAACTGAATCAGATTCATCAGAAGAACACTTTATTACGCCTACGTTTCAGAGTAAGGAACTGCCAGTTGGAGCAAGACCAATTATGGAATGTGCAGACTGGAAGGCACTAGAGCCGTCAGGGTTGGATCCAGATTTATTTGGAGCCATTGAATATCTTTTGAGTAGAGGCCTGATGATAGATGATTATAATTTTATGTGGACACCGGAAGGTTCCTATAAGTCAAGGCTAATTATTCCGTTCTATTATCAAGGGGACATAGTCGGCTACACTGCGAGAAAGATAGGAAATGGCTCCCCCAAATATATTACAGACAGTCAACCAGGATATGTGTTTAACTTAGATAGACAAAACTACTATAGACGTTATTGTTTTGTAGTAGAAGGACCTGTTGATGCAATTAGTATAGATGGTGTTGCTGTGTTAAGTAATGACGTTAAAGACACACAAGCAACACTAATAAACAGTTTACAAAGACAGATTGTTGTAGTTCCTGATAGAGACAAAGCAGGTGCTGACCTTTTAGAAAGTGCATTGCACTATGGCTGGAGTGTTAGTTTTCCTGACTGGGACGATGATATAAAAGATGTAAATGATGCTGTACAAAAGTATGGTAGAGTATACACTATGACAAAAATTATCAACAGCATTGAAACTAACAAACTTAAAATAGAACTATTAGCGAAAAGTTATTTTAATGATTAAGATCGAAAATGCAATAGCAAATGACAAATTGAAGTTGTTGGAAAGTAACTTAACTAGTAATCTTACACCGTGGACCTATAATCACAATGTAGCATACGGTGAAGGTAAAATGCAGTATGGATTCAGTACAAATGTATTTGAAGATAACAAAGTTGAAAATCCTAGTCTTGCAGTTTTGCTTAATCCTGTAAAAGCACTACTAGGAGATATTGATCTAATACGTTGCCGTGTTGGGTTTATATTTTATTCAGGACAACAGCAAGATGAATATCACGATCCGCATGTTGATTTTGAATTTGAACATAAAACTAGTTTGTTCTATGTAAACAATAGTGATGCTCCAACAGTGTTTTACAACGAAAAATATCCATCTAAGAACACTAAATTTACAGTCAGAGATGTAGTATATCCAAAAGCAAATACGCTAATTACATTTGACGGACTTGAATATCACAGTAGCAGTAGTCCACGAAATCCTGGACACAGGCTTGTGGTAACATTTAATTATAGAGGTGAATAATGTTTGAACTTTTATATGCTTGTGGCGATAGTTTTACACACGGAATGGAAATTCTAGGTGATTGTAATGTTAGTGAAGAAAACAAGTATCATGCATATCCAATGCAAATAACAGATGAACTTGGTATAGCAAATAATATAAACAGTGCATTACCAGGCGCACCCAATGAATGGATTGCAAGAACAACCATTCTTGATCTATTAAAACTACAAACAGAAGGACAGGATCTGTCCAAAGTATTTGTAATTATTGGTTGGAGTGGAATCAACAGATTAGAAATTACGGCCAAAGAAGAAATTAAAAATTTAAAGAAAACAGGCGATTGGCCACCACTTGGAATGGTGTCAACTGAAATTGAAATGTTTGGAACAAACTTTGTGAATCCAAACACAACCAAATGGGTTAAAGATGGCAACGGTGATTTAATTTGTAACTTCGGTGATGATGCACAAATGTTTTGTGCTCAGTTCCTTTGGGACGAGGACCTAGAACATGAAAAATGGTTTGGATATATCATGGCTGTAAAAAGTTTTTGTGAAGCAAACAACATCAAATATTTTATGCACAATAATGTTCATGAATGGAACAGATCATTAAAAATAAGACCTAATTTTTTAGTTGATACTGTGTTCGGCAAAGAGTATTATAAATTTGATACATTTAGTTTCAGTCAATGGGCAAAGCAAAAACACAGTTACGGAAAACGCAGAGAAGGTCATTATAGTAAACAAGTACATACAGAATTTAAAAATTTAGTACTACCTTATATTAAGGAACACATTCTATGAAAATATTATATGCAGTAGGAGATAGTCTAACCGCAGGTGCTGAGTGTATTGCTGATGAAGATATGACAGAACAAAATAAACAACATGCATACCCTATGTATGTTGCAAACAAATTAAACTTTGATGATTGTATTAACAAAGCATTACCTGGTGCTACTAATGAATGGATCGCTAGACGTTGTGTACAAGATCTTGAAGAACTAAAACGCAACGGAGAGGATTTAAAAAATATTTTTGTTGTTGTTGGGTGGTCGAGTATTAACAGGGGTGAAGTCAGTATAAAATCTATTAAGGATAGTATTGAACACGATCAAGATTTAAAATTAGAGTTTACATCTAGATTAAAACATGCTGAAATGAATTTTTTTGAGACATTGTTTATCAATCCAAATTTAAATCCTAGTGCAGTCAAAGGTGATGGTGATATTTTTATTGAAACTTGTTACGAAACTAAAAACTTCTTTGGTAAGTATATCTGGGATTACGAATTAGAATACGAAAGATGGTATACTAATATTTTATTTCTTAAAAATTATTTACAAAACAATGTAGGTAACTTTTTATTTCATAATAATATACATCCATGTGAAGTAAGAAGCAGTTGTTATGATTTTATAAACTACTACGATCCTACTGGAGAAAGTTTTAATGAATGGGCAACAACAAATAATTATAACAGAATGAAACTATTTCATCCTGTTGAAAAAGCACATGGCGATTATAGTTCTTTGCTTTGCAAATATATAGATGAAAACTTATGAAAAAATATTGGATAAAATTAAAAATTTGGTATGCTAATTGGCAAACTAAAAGAGCATTAAAAAAGAAACTTAAAAAATTACAAGAGAAGGATCCTTTTATCTACAAATGATGAATGATACAACAATACGCTGGGGTATAGTAGCAAACAGCCACGATGCCAGTTTGGCTGTATTTAAAGGTGT